CGGACTAACACCATTTTCATCAGCTACACGTTGAAATGAACTATAAGACTGTGAAGTACCAATAGCATTTACTAGAAACTCAGTACCATACTGCAAAGCTTTTGTTGCAACACTTTTACCGGCAAATGCAGCAGTTCCTTCTAATGCGGACATAGCACCACCCGAAGCCATACCTACAGCTATCTGAGGAAGAAGATAACCAAGTGTCGGAGCTTGACGTACCATCCAATCAATAGCACCAGTTCCTTGTTCTGTTGATGCTGATTGTTTAAACTCTGCTTGTTTCCATTCATTGAAATAATCTTGTAGTGCTTTGTCACCTTTCGCCCAATTCAATGGTTGTGCTTCTCTACGTAATGAATTACCTACATTGGATGGAAGTGAACTATAAGAATAATTGAATGCTTGATTCATGGCGGTATAATCTCCTGATTCAAATGCTTTATCAAGTTCTTCTACAGCTTTTGTATTACCTTGCGCTAGGTTAGCAGCACGTACCTTATCATAATGCTTTTGAATGGCTTCATTACCTTGTTTATAAAGATAAGTTTCATCATGATTCATTGCATTATTAAAAAGAGCACCAACAGAAGAAAAGGAACTCATAGTACCGGCGGTTGCAGCACTGTAAGCTCCTACAAAGAAATCTTTAATAGAACTACCGAATGTTTCTTTTGGACCCCACTTAGTTGAATACTGTCTATCTCCTGCAACAAAAGCATCTGATGGTAGTACATCAAATACTTCACGTCCATTAGTAGGGTCAATAGTAGTTGTTACAACTGCTTTACCATCACCAAACATTTTATCCATTCCATCCTTACCTGGGTTAGGAATACGTTTACCATTCTTTAAAATATATGGAGCAGCAGAAGCACGTTCTTCACCGGTACCACGTTCATTATCTTCATTACGAAAAATATCATGATAAGGTGCATAAGAAGGTGTAAGGTCTTTTACATTGCCAAGATACTTATCAGACATTGAACGACCACTTACTTCCGGTGATTGTACATCATTCTGAAATTTTAATGCGGCCAAATCAACACCACGTTTATTTAAACTTACTTTCTTAGCATTTTGTATTTTTGCTTGATTATAAGTTTTTACTATTTGACTTGCTGGTATAGCGTCTGTATCAAGAGGATTTTTTTCTTTTGAATACTTGTCTACATAATAGTTTACATCGTTGAAAATAGGCTGTTCAGAATGCGCCATAGAGGTAAGTATATCTGCAGTGGATTGCTTATTCTTTAAAGCATCTCCAACTACATCAACTGTTCCTTGATAATTTCCTTCTTGATCTACAAATGCATCACTAGACTGTGCTTGATATTTTTCTTCAAGTGTTGGTACTACTGGTTGTGTTTGTTCTTGTTCTTGGTTAGCCATAATTATATTGAGTATTTATTATTGAATTGATTGTCTACTTCCAAAATTGTAATTATCATTTGGATTTGATTGTTCTTGTTTTTGTTTATCAAGCATATTGATATACTGTTCTTTTTCTCCCGGTTGAAGTTTACCGGATGTTTCAAGATTATTGATAATATTCAAACTTTTCATATATGACCTTTGAGGATCACTTTTGAAATCAATATTATTTTTTGCTTGTATATCAACAAGTCTTGCTTGTGGTGTTTTACCAACATAAACTTTATTAGTTACTTGGTCATCAATAAATCCATTCTTAGAATATTTGTTTTGAAGATTACGTGTTCTTGCTAAGTTTGTTTCACGTTGAGCATTATTCATAACAGATTCTCCACCGGCAATAAGATTACCTTCTGCCATAGCTTCTTTCTGTTTATTGATATTATACTTATTGATAGCATTACGTCCTTCCTGTGCTGCCGTAGATGGTCCCTCAGCTTGTAATGGTACTTCATATATATCTTCTCCAAATCCGAAACCAAAACCAGGTGCATCACTTACTTTCTTTATATGATTTTTTGGATTCTTTGCTAACTGAGAAATAGGTGTAAGAACAGGATTTTTACCATCTACTGCAAAAGGTAACTTAGTATCACCAGTAGCACGTACCATAGTAGTTACATAGTTCTGAACAATAGGTTGACCATTAGCATCTGTTTGAATACGTGAAAGCAAATAACCTCCTTGGTCTTTCGGTGTTTTATCAAAACGTATTGTTTTTATCAAATCAGAATTGATACCCATAATCTGCGCATTTTTATCATCGCCAAATACAACATCCGGTTTAAATGCAATACCATTAAACATAGCCATAGGAAGATTGGTAACCTTTTCTGTTTTCCCTTGTACTCCTAATTCTGGGAATAATGAATTTTCAAGAACCTTACGTTCATCACCAGTAATCTTACTACTATAAACTGTTGGGTTATTAAAGTTCAACATACCATCTTTAGGATTCTCAGTAAAGAAACTACCGGTAGTTGGATTAGTAGGTTTAGAATAGATAATATCAATTGCTGAAATAGCATTTTTATCTTCCGCTTCATCATGTTTAAGTAATTCGGAAATACCAGATTTATTACTAGAATTAAAATCACGTAATCCTTTAGTATCATTTGCAGCAGTAGCGTAAACATAACGTTGTGCTTCTGTCATAATAGCATCAGCTAATCGTTTTTGTTCTGCTAAATTTTTATCACGAGCTTCTACATCTGATGTAGGTATTCGTTTTGCTTGTTGCTTAAGCAATTCAATACTTGCAACAACTTGCTCACCACTAGCACGAGTATAATCATTCTTAGTAATAGGTCTGCCCTTTGCATCTTTAGCAACTGATGTGGTACCTGTAGGAACTATTAAAGTACCATTTAATGCTGAGCTCATAGCATAAGCACGCGCATCTTCCGGTAAGTTTTGCCACATACTACTAGCAGCACTTTTCATATTATTATAGTTATCTGAACGTGACCAGTCCCAACTTCTTAAACCATCATCTTTATTACCAGCATAAGCCATTTGTTTAGCTGAAGCAGTATCTATTCTACCTTTAATCTCTTTACTAAAATCAAGTGAGTTCATCATCTTTAATGATGGGTCTAATGTATGACTAGGAGCAATGCCACCAGTACCATCAGGAGTAATGCCAGCATCCCATGAGTTACGTTCTTGAAGAGTATTGTAACTATGAAGTTTTACTGCATTACGACCACTAGGTGTTTTACTAAAGTCTAAAGCAAATGGTCTATCCAATTGTAAGAAGTCCTCAGCACTTTGAGCCTTACCTAAATTTGGATTAGTAACAGCTATTTCTTGTCCAATACCTTTTTTATTTATTTCAGTATTTAAACCTTCCCATTGAGATTTAGCAAACTTAGCTTGTTGTTCTGCAACTCCAAATTGTGATTTCTTTTGAAACAAATCTTGCAACTCAGCATCATAAGCAGTTTCATATTGTTTTAGTTTCTCTGGATCAGATTCATTCTTTATCTTTTCAGTATAAATACTTGGAAGCATATTGATACGATTAGTAATTTGATTACGATAATCATATAATGCTTTTGTATGACCAGGTAATAGTTCTTCCATCTTATCATCACTTGCTGCTTTAGGAGTAGAAGTTCTTGCTCTACTGGCTTTATTACCCTCATTAGCTAATAAGATACGTGGGTCAAGAGATATACCGGGACCTGTTTGATTCTGTGCCGCATATCCAACCGGATTAATATTGTTTCCCCATATTGACATTATTTACGTCCTCCCCAAGTTCGTTTATAAAATGATTGTTGACTGGCCTTAGCTTTAGTAAGATTATCATATATTACTTTTCGTCTTACCGGATTATCTTCTGTTGCTAATTGATTCTCTAATGAAGCTACTGTATCATCTTCTATAGATTGATTTTTTACTGCACTAATACTAGCATTATCAATTATTGATTTTAAACCACTTGTAAGGTCATTTTTAATCTGACTGATACCTTGACCTATCACACCCGATTTAAACCTGTCAGCCTCGTTCTGAATAGATGTATTGGCCGCATTACGTTGTGCTAATGATTGTGCATTTATTGCACCAGTCTGATTATCTGTTTGAGCATTGATTTGTGTTTCTTGATTCTTTATCTTACTTATCTCTGATGATATTTGATTAGCACCATAAATACCTTTTGTAGCAAGTGATGGGTCTACTAAACCAAAACGACGATTAGCTTCTCTAGCACCACTCAATTGACTATTCATACTATCAGTCATTGCTTGTTTTTGTTCTGCATCCATAAGAGATACATGTGTTGCTTCAATAGGTGCTTGATAAGGAACAAATGCCGGTTTATAATCACTAGCTCTATTTACTCCTATAAGGTCTGTAGCGATATTTAAAGCAGTATTGACACCAGTAGCTATGTTAGCCCATTTAGATAGTCCATAGATACCTTTCTTATCGCCAGGGACTACAGGTTTAGTAGTATTATTTGCAAGTACTTCCGATGAATTATCAATATATCTTGTATTTGATAATGCATCTAATGGTTTTGAACTTACTGATACCGGTGCCGGAGTTGGTAATGGTAATGCACTAGGAGTTTGTTCTGTTCTCAATGCTAAACGTTGTTCGTCATTCATTAAAGGAACAAGTGGATCAACTTTCTTTTTCAATAACATATTTAGTCCATTATCCATAGTAGTATATGGTGGAGTAAATGATAATTTGGGATTAAATAATTTAGCCATAATATTAAGTTAGTCTTTGATTTATAATTCCTGTACCACCACCTGATGGAACTTGATTAGAAGGATTGACCATTTGATTAATCGACTTCAAACTTTGACTTACACCTTCTTGTGTGTACATCATTCTATTTTGTTCTGATACTTGTTCCGAAGAAGCTAATTGATTTTTTTCACCTACTATTTGATTTTGATAATCTTCTTGATAAGCTAGTTGTCTTTCTTCTTCTTTTTTCTTAGCACTAGCTCCAAATAAACTAGCGATACCACCAATACCAGCAATTATTGCTCCTGGTACTGCACCAATACCTGTAGCAGTTAAAGTGCTACCAAGTGTCATTAAACCAGAACCACCGGCAGACAAAGTGTCGCCAGTGGAATTTCTTTTAGGGGGTTGATAAACGGCCATTACGAATAAGATATTATAAAGTTAGTAATTACATTTTTAAGATAGAAATACTTAGGAATATATGATTTATCAACATTACCTAATAAACGTTTTCCTTTATATACTATCTTTACTTTAATCCATTGCCCACGCATCTGTGATTTTGCTTCAAAGGTATTAAAAGTTTGAGTACTTAATGGTCCAAAATTATTTTTATTAGTTGAAGGAATTATAGGTATATTCCATGCATGTTCTTTATATTCAGGATTAGTCCAAAATTCTGCATTATTAATAAAAGCCTTTTTTTCCGATTCTTGATATTCTGTTTTCCAACTAATATTTTCTATTTCTTCTGGACACATTACCATTAAGTGAGAACGAAATTCTTTTTCAAATGAACTTACATCTTGTTTCTCTGCAGAACCATTAATAATAAATTCAAGTTCAAAATTATTAGGAATAGTATTATTATAAAAATATTGATAATCTCCTTTGTTATGTTCCCAAATAGTAAACCGATTTGCATCTATTCCATTAGAGAATGAAAATAATCTTGAATCAAGTTTCATATAGAAATTTGTATCATAAGAATAGAATCCACTAAAGAAATCAAGTTTTTCATTAAATACTAAAGTAAAGTAATTACCATTACCTAGTTTAAAAGTAAACAGTATTTCTTTGTTCTCTTCATCAAAGACACTTATAATACCTGTTTGTTCTTCTGAATATAAATCTTGTGGAAGTTTAGTAATTATACCTTTAATGAACTTGAAAATATCAGTTACTTGTTTACTAGTTACTAAATCTTCTGCACCAAAAAGAACATTACCACTAGTTGTTGATGCGCCGGCAATTCTCCATATCTTTTCATTATCCCAATCAACACCATAACATCCTTTATCACCACTACAAATACTTTCTTTATGAGTAGTTCCAAAGTCAGCAATTTTCTTTGACTGAGAAGAAAGAACAGTTTTATCACCAAGTACTATCTCAGAACTATCTTGACTCGATTGAAGTTTCGTTGAACCATACAATTGGATAATATTCTTTCTTTGGATAATAAATAAAGTAGAATTGATAGTAACTAATTTTTTTATCTCTCCACCTTCAAAATTAAAGTCTTGATATTGTCCTATTGGTAACTGTCTATACTGATCTACAAAAGCGCCATCAACATGTACATTACTAAAGTAAATTCTATTTGCTGCAGTATTACTTTTCATAGTAAATATCTCATCAAATGGCAATAATGTATATGTTCCTTTTGTTTCATTATATCCACCATTTATCTCCCATGACTCTTTAAAGAATTGATTTGTTTTGTTTCTCCATATAAAATCTTGCACTATGGTATCATAGTTTGCTTCTAAGGCATTTTTAAGTACGTATGGATAGAATGTATCATCTGCACTAGGAACTCTCAAATTTGAGTTGGTAAATGACTGTAGATACATATTAAACGCTATACCACATTGCCATGAACGTTCCCAGTTAGTAATATTTTCAGGAAAGGTATTCCATCGAATACAACGCATAAATGTATTTTGAGAAAACAAATCACCTTTATAAAATTTCTTTGCAACATAATTTTCTTCTGCAAACCACGAATTGTCATTATCTATTATTGAATAATTTTCATCAAGAATATTATATGAATTTTTTATAGAATCAATGTATTCTTGAATTGTAGCATATTTACATATATCAACAATAGCACTATTCAAATTACGATAATCCGGATTATCCGTTGTAAACACAGTTGCTTCTGAATGATACTTTCCAACTTTTGTTGTTGTACAACCAAAATAAGGTGTTGCAGTCATTGATAAGTTAGTCGCTACTACTGGTAATGAATTTGAATCAAGATTATTCTCAAATGGTGAAACAAGACGTGATCCAAATGGCCATTCAATATCAATATTTTCAAAACTTATTATAACTGGACGTACATCTACTTCATTGTCAGTTGTGCTTTTTTTTGTTCTATTAATAAGAATACCGGCATCTTTTAATTGATCTCTAGATTGATCAAAATAATTTTCAATTACTTTTTGTGGTGGATCATTACTACCATCCCATACTTCATCACCAAAAACATCTAAAATACTTTTCATTCTACTTGAAAAACCTGTAGTAGATAATACTTGATTCTCTTGAATAATATTTGCAGTTATCTTTATTGCAATTGGATTTGATATTATATGATAATTGTTTGATATACTTGGTTCAATAAGACGTTCTGATAAATCTTGATAAGCTATTATTGAACTAGTATGTGGTTTATATTTATTTTCTATATTATTATCAGTTACAAGAGGATTAAAACCTTGACCAAGTGCATCAATCTTTACTTTTGGTCGTAAATAATAATCTCCAACAATAACTAATTTTTTATTGAGTAAAAGGTCAGGAGTAAATACACTATATTTATTAGTTTTTAATCCAAGAAAATAATCCCTATGGTCATAATATCTTGCCCACATATCATTTGCAGTTGGATTATTATAATATGTCCATTTTTGACTAGCATCAGTTTCTTGTTCGCGAACTAATATTTCTTCTTTATTCATTACCTGTAACTCAGTAACACCCCATTTAGTAATACTCCATCCTTGAGAATATCTTTCGATTTTAATTACTGGAAATAACTTTCTATCACCACCTAAAAATGGAAAAGCAACATCAATATTATGAGTTCCTAGTTTAGTTGATTGACTAACTTCTCTATCCCCTGCAGTTGTTGGCGATACTCCACGATAACATTCAAAGGTATTTTTAAAACCAACAGCTTCTACCATAGCACAACTATAACCTTGGCATACGACATTCTCTTGTCGGTTACCTTGTACAAAATAAATAGTAGTTATATTGGGAAGTAATGCTTTATTAGTTTGATAATATTCATAAGCAAAGTCACGAATAAATTCTACACCCATAAGTTTAAAATGAAGTTGTTTTAAATCATCAGCATTTGTACTATGACTTATTACTCCTTTTCTTGGAAACTTATAAAGACCATTATAGTTATCAATCGTTTTAAGTGTGTCTGCGGGACTTTCATTGAAGTACTGATGTCTATTATCAATATAGGTACGAAAGTCTGTATAATTCATGTCTGGTATTGTTCCATTGGCATTAGTAAGTGTTACTCCTTCATACCAACCACAAACAGGAAATACTGGTGTTTTATATTGACCATCAATTAAAAATGAAACACCCATAGGATAGATTTCATCTTCCATATATTCAAAGTCTTTTGAATCTTGGTCATAGACTTTATCAATATTATTTTCATTTTTAATAACAGCATGAGGAATAATAAGAGAAGCCATTTCTTTAAGCATATTATAATCAATAGCGCGACCTTTCCAATTAGCACCATAATATCTATCTTCATGTTGTACCTCAGTTTCCGCAATATCAAAAGCCATATTATCTTTAAAGAGTTCTTCAAATGTAATATCTTGAACTCCATTATTACCATTGAATATAATATTGACCGAACCATTTATAATCTTTGTAGACTTAGTAATAAGTTGCATTGACTTACTCAAAGTATCTGAGGTTCCATAATAATGGACAAAACCGACAGAAACCTTTTTATAGTTTGAGTCGGTATTTGTAATCTGTAATTGTACTTGTTTTGATACTCTTTGTTCACCAGTGTTCAATACTCCTGAAGAACTATTAAACTCTTTCGAACCACTATGAATATAAAATGGACCAACTTCTTTTATGAATGGTGTTGTATTTAATGATTCATCTTCATAACGAATATAGAAAAAATAAGTACCTGGTTTAATTGAACCATTGTCTTTTACTTGTCCTTGAACATCCGGAACTTTAGTAATACTTTTTTGATGAACAAACAATACAATATCATCAAGATTAGTATATGAACGAAGTGTTTTTTTACCATCTTGGTCAATACCGGTATTGATAATAATATTCTTATTAAGTCCATCACAGATATATAAATCAACAGAACCATCATAACTATTTTTAGCAATCATTTCAAGTAATTTTCCTTTTGTAAAACCAAGTACTGATTGATTAATAGAAAGTCTATCATTTGGCCCATTAGGAATAATAAGAAGTGTTTCTTCTACCCATATAGTACCATTACTTCCTTTGAATGAATAAAAATTTATTTTTTCATTATCGAAATCATGAGTTACAATATAAATGATGCCATTGAATGATACACATCCAATAGGAACTTCATTAGTACCAAAAGAAGCAATGTTTTTTGTACCACGGATATTGGTAATAGTAAACCCATGATCGTCCTTAGAAACAATACTTCCATTAAGCATATAGGTATAACTATTCTGTGGCATCAACGTATTATCAATACCTCTTTTCATACCACCTAGAAATGTATTATTATGTTGCATGGTAATGTCTTTTTGTAATGAATTTATATTCCGGACTAATAATGAAATTATGAATCTCTTCTATATCATTGTTTGATAAATCACCCCAGCTAACATATGCAGCCTGTATTTCATAATCAGAATCCTGACATATCTGTAGCCATCTCCATTGAGCAATACGAGGTGGAATAATACTAGCATCCTCTTCATGCATCTTCTTAATACAATAAGCATAACATGCTGTTTCATATCCACGCTTTACAAGTGGAAAACCAACTTCATCAACCGGCAATGAATAGTAATCAATAAAACACTTCTGAGGAGTCTTAGTAGTACTAAACTGTATATACTGTCCTTGATAAGTACTATGTTTTATCTTTTGACCAGATTCATCAAAAACATTTTCTAATTTGAATACATCAGGTGGAACCAATGCACGATTAGAACGAATGACTAATGTAGGATCATCAACAGAAGTAGGTTCTCCAATTTGAACTTTCTTATTCAAAATTAATCCTACTGGATCAGTAAGATATTCTGAAACAACTTCACTACACCATCGCATTATTTGTATCTTACTTATCTGAGTCCCTTTTATTGGAAACGCAGACAACAACCGAACATATATTTCGGCTGCTGTAAAGAATTTATTATTCGGATTCATCTTTATTAGATTTTAATTCTATATTTTGATAAGCAAAAACTCCATGTACATTCCTTGCTGTCTTTACATACAACTCATTTGGTCTATACTCTTTATTGCTATCCTCTACTACCTCTTTCAGTTTCTGGTAGTACTCTTCGTCGTGTGCTGTCGAACGCTTATTCATAATTATTGCATTGGTTGTTCTGTTACAGAAGTTGCTGTCTGTGGTGTTGCTTGTGATTGTCCTTGTGACTGTAGTTGATCAGTAGCTTGTTGAATCAACTGTTGTGCCTGTGCTTGTGGAATACCACCCTGTATTAGTTTAGCAAGAATATCTTCCGGCTTAGCACCTTGTTGTAACATTTTGATAATTTCTTGTATCATTTGAGCAGTTTGTTCTTCTGACATCTGTGTACTGGCCGGAGCCGATGTTTTAGCAGGAACAGATGATTTACCTTGTGCTTGTTGCACTTGTTCTTTAGTATAACCTTTAGAAGGTGTCGTTGTCTTAGCAGTACTTGCTGCAGCATACTTTGTTTTGTCAATTGTTGCCATGATTAAAATTTTATATTATTATCTTCTAATGAATGTAATTTATTTTTATAAAACTTCCCAAATGATACATAAGGGAAACCATATCTTATCTTATCCGGAGAAAAAAAATAATCGCAATTAATACGAGTATAAAATCCTTTTCTCTTTGAACGTTCTTTGTCTTTCTGACGACCTTGGTATTTAGTACTTGATGTCAATGTCATCAAACTTAATAACCCAACTTTATTTATTTTTATAGTATTTCCTTTAAAGAGTTCTTCTACTATTATAGAAACATATGCAAAGAACACTTTATAGGCCATACCTCTTATAATTTGGCTTTTCGGATGCGTATTGGTAGAAAAGGTCACATGAGATAAACGAGGTCTAAAAAGGGTATCTATGTAAGCCGTTTTGCGTACGCCAAACTTATTGTTTTCATTAACCACATCATGATAATCAAATTCCTCTTTCCTAAACTCTTTTACCTTTTTATTAATCCGAGTCTTCTTTGAAAATACTTCCATTTATATCTTTATGAGGATTTATACCATCACGGAACTGAGCCGAGTAATTCTCTTTCATATCAATACCAAAATACTTTTCAACCGGTTCAAAATATTCTGTTGTCTTATCCGAATGAGTACGATACTGATACTCTCCAAATGGTATATTCTGTTCTCTAGTAAATCGTGGCGTCTCAATAGCTTTATCATCTGGAATGATATAATCAATATTATTATAAGTAATAATAAAACCTTTAATATCATTTTGAATAAAATTATATACATTATTTTCATCATTATTATATGCTATAACTGCTCCTTCTATTCCAGCAAAATTACTACTAATTAAATCACCATTACGATAATGTTTTGTTGCAAGATTTTGTTGTAACCATACTTGATTACCTATTTTAATAGTATTGTATATATTACCATCTATATCTGTAACTGAACCTTCATTTATTTCATTATCTTTTATGCATCGAATACTAAAACCTATATCTAAATAACTAGTTTGGTTATGTCCAAAAACATCAGCATCTAATTGTACGCCACTAAAAAGTGCAAGATTAGTAGAATATCGAGAAGTAGACCACCATGAAGCATTTCCACGCATATTATAAGAACCACTAACAGTATCATATTGGCCACCTGGTAATGCAGTAAACCCACTTTCATTAGTAGTATTTGGGTCTTGCCATAACCAATGTTCATCTCCAAGTTCCTTTACTTTAGCACCCGCAACATATGTTCCTCCTAAATAATCAACTAAATTACCCCATTCAGCAATAGTTGGAATATGATATCCTTCTGGTGCAATTCCTCTATCATCTATGGCAGCATACCAATTATAAAGTCTACCATATTTAATAGTTTTTGTTGTTTCAGGAACTTTATGATAATCTTTCCATGAAACACCTTCATAGAATAATTCACCGTCAACTTCTACTTGTTCTGTTATAACTAAATACATAATTATTGTCCTCCATTATCTTGTTGTTGCTGTTGTTGTGGTTGCTTTACTGGAACATTCTTTGTCTCATCAACACCATTATTTGCAAAGTCTACCGGCATACCTAATTTTGCAGCAATATGTTGAAAAGTAATTATCTCTAACTGCCTTTCATTATTCTCTCCAATAGGATATGCTGTTGTTTGATAGAAGTAACCTATAAGTGTATTTGGTTGCTCAAAAATAGCATGTATCTCTACAGGTCCTACTGCAGTAGTATTTAATTGAAGATAAGCACCTACATCAGCAAATGCTATTTGACTACCACCAAATCGATGATATTCATAACTTGCCAATTCTTCAAAAGAACAATAATGATACTGTGGTTTATTAGTACCATCCGGGCCAAAGTATCTTATATTACGTTTACCAATACCCTGCATCAATTTACAAGGTAAAGTCAATTTCTTATAATGTGCATCAAAATCAGTAGTTATACCAAAAGTAATTTGAAAGAATGCCGTCAATGGTTCTCCGGAAACATATAACGCACGTATAAGCGTAGCCCGGGAGAAGTTTATCATATCAATAATCCATTCATCATGCAATATCTGATCATCGGTAAGATGTGGTTTTAATTGAAGTTTTAAACTCTCAACTATCTTTTCTAATGTTACCATATTTCTAGTATTAAAAAAGGGTAAGTAGACATATCCTACCTACCCTTCTTGGATTTAATTGAAAGTTATTTATTAAGGCGCTGTTTCCAATGCCACAACTCTTGCAGTAAGACTATCCAATGGATTTACATTCAATGCAACATATCCATTAAAAGCAGTATCAGGAGCAGCAACAACATCTGCCATAGATGGTACAACACCAGCATTAGCAACAGCAATAGCAGCAAACAAATTATCATCTACTAAGGCCAATGGCATATAGAAATTATAAACCTGTTCTCTATCAGCAAATGCACTAGCAGAAACATTTTCATATCCTTCTGTTTTTGCAACAATAGTAAAACAACAATAATCAACTCCCTCAGTAGGCATAACAACACGTTGTCCTGCATTTTCTTCCTTAATCATAAAGATACGACTCAATTGATCATTTGTCAATGTATCTTTCTTAGGAGCAGTTGTAAGTACTTGTGTGAAGTTATCATCGAAAATACGAACAGTAACCGGTTGTCCTTTTTCTTTTGCAGTAAGAACAAGTGCAGAAGTACCAGCAGCACCCGTACGAGTAGCTACTACACAAGCACCACTGTTTACAGCATTTGAAGTTCTCATTACATCTGCATTGATTGCATCAACAAGACCATCAACAACAGATTGTTTATCCGCAGTCAAAGTAGCCGTATTGGTCAACTTATAACTATAAGTATGACTTACTGGGAACTGATGATTTCCGGAACCATCATACAATGGTTGACGTGTAACCTCAATTTCAAATAATCGTTGATCACCGGTAGTCTTAGCAACGAATGCAGGGGTAAGAGTTATCACTGCAGCAGTACCAACAGCAGATGTTTTCTTTATAATACTTGTCTTACCATTAAACGGAATATCAATTCCATATTTTTTACATACAAGATGTTTGATACCAGTAGTCACATTACCTTCGTAATACATTCCAAAGTCTTTCGGACCAATGGTATTAAATAGGTAGTCTTGTCCACCTCTTATTAAATTACTCATGATTTTTATTTATTAATGTTTGAATTTTAATTCATTATTGAAAGTAGGATATCGACTATCTTGTATGCCCTCTAAATACATGCGAGAAGCAACTGTAACGATTTCAGAACATACCTCTTTGTCAAATATACTTTCACTTGAATTAGTAGTATCCATTTCCGATATAACCGGAGGATTGATAACGTAATTCATCCTAAGTTTTGGATAACCAGTACCACTTGTTGAATAGGGCGCGTAAATAAATACTTTTTTTACAACAGCCCCATTCACTTCAAGGTTTTGTAAATTGTAATAACAATTAGTTGGTGTTGGCTTACTATAAATGCCATTTAAAATAGTAGTCTGCTCATTTAATGAAAGAGGATTACATTTACCTTCATTATTTGGAACAACCTCTATTACCAACTTTGTTATCAATCTACAATCTTTTGGTAAATCAATTGTAAATGTTTTATACCTATAAACATCCCATTCTTCCAACCATACTCCAACAACTAAATAAGGACCAACAGTAATAGGCAAAAGCTGTATTGCAAACTTCTTGTTTGTATCAAAGTTATCAATCTTGTTTGAAATAACTTCTTCTGTTGCTAAATTTAGAATAGTTGAAAATTCAAGTGGTAGAACAGTGCCTACACGTGACTTCCTAACAATAGTCAGAAAATCTTTATACATATCTACAATTAATACCGGCATAATACTATTTGTTACCTTCTGATTTGTCCAACATATCTTTCAATGGGACATACAGATTATTGTTTTTGTTATCGAAAATAAAAGCAGCAGCTTCTTTTTCATCTGCACCAAGAGTTACTTTGTCATACATGATATATCCATTAGCAACCGCGCGTTGTATCATCTTCTTTGAAAGAAGTTTTTTGATGAATACAATTTGTTGATTAGCATCAAGATTTTCAAGATATGAAAGAACTTCTCCCGGACGTGATTCAACTAATTCAAATACTCTGGCCTCAGCAATTTTCGTTGATAGATTAGTAGCATTCTCTCCAAAATAGAATAATAAATTATTCATATCTGAAAGAGCCAAGTCAAGTACTTTCGCACCGGCTTTTGCTTTTGTTCTTGAATCAACAATAGTTTTTTCTGCTTCTGCTTCGAAATTCTGAATATAGAATAAATGTTTACCTACTACTACTTCTTTACGGCTATGTGCTATCTCCGGCATTTCAAGAGCAAGATTATAAAGTGCTAAATCTCTTGTTGGAAGATATTTTCCGTTTGTCTTTATTAAAACAAGTGTTTGGTTATGAACAATAGGATAATTCTCATCTTCTTTAATTATCAATTCTTGTCTTAATAATTCAGTTGGACTCAAATCTTGTTGCCCTGTCAATAACTTTTTTGATACATTATCAGTAATAGGAGTCATTAAAAATGGTTTTTCCTTATACTTCTTATTGATCGCGTAGATTTTTATTTCTTCGCGTTCTTCACCTGTTTCGTCTTTGGTTGTCTTAGCCATTATCTATAATTTTTAAAAAGAATGAATTAATATTTTACTGGACGATAAAGTTCAGCAATACCATTTACATCAAGTAAAGCTGCACCGGTTTCCCATAGGATGTGGTGGTGTTTACCATCTACTGAGTTGGCCATGTCGCCACCTTTATTGATACCGTTTACTTCACCTTCTAACCAACCACGTTTACCAAGTTGCAATAACTCAATTGCTGGTTGATTGATTTCAACATCTCCCAATGATACAAAGATAGCATTATGAGAACTATTACGGGTTCCATCAGCACCATAGGTAGTTGCACGCATTGGACTATCAAACCAAGGCACTACAGTAGGGATCATTTTTACTCCACCAAATTCGTAATACTCGTAATCAAGATTGATACCTTTCTTTCCATTACCACCCATCTCAACTGTTTTAGGGTCGATACCAGCCTGATCTCTCATTAGCTTAGCGAAACCCTTGTAAAACTGCATACCACAGATTACAGCTACCTCTTTACCCCATGAAGAAGAATAGATAGAAATATTTTCCATGATATTATCAATGACACGAGTCGACATAACATTGTATGGTAATCTCCAAGCACCATCACCTTGGTTCAAAATACCATCACCGGCCATTACTTCGAATCCTTCATTTGTTTTTAATAGAACTTTATCATCTGCAGTAACAGTTGATTTTCCATTCAACAATTGTTTTTCACGATATGTAGCAGCACGTTCAAGCATTTGAATTTGTGCATGGTCAGCCCACATAGAAACACCGTTATGTTCCATCCAAATAGCACTAGGACGATATTCATCAGCAGTACCAGAGATAGACCATTTCAAACGTTGAATAGTCATGTGAGTATATGCCTTTTCATCAAAGGTATATTTTTCGTAAGCTGTTTCTGACATTTCTTCAAATGAAGTATGAGAAATACTTACTTCTTGGCCTATTGCAAGCAAATTTGGATTTACAAAATCACCTGACACATTAGTCATGATTTTTACACGATAATGGAAAATTCCGGCATCAATTTCTTGTGGAAGTGTAGAGTCGGAAACGTGTACGTAAGTTTGATTATCGGCAAGTTCAAGAACATCTTTTGGAGAGAACCAGTTAGTATCAAGATACAAGTCAATCCATGTTTGATTACGACCCGGTTCATTAGGGAATGCATCACATTTGAATGCAGCAATAACGCGAGCTTTACGGTCTGGATAACCTTTGACGTTCCACATTACTTTACGGTTACCAACGATTTTGTATTTTCCTGATTTTGGATTCAAAGGATCAGCAAGTTTACCCGAAAACATATTACGTCCGGCAAGTAACGAACTAAAGGCAGTAGAACTTTTAGAAAATAAAGTAGTTACTTGAGCAAGCATATGTGGACTTGCAATCAAGTATTGTGACATGTGTTTTGATGTCGGAGTTTGATTAGCGAACTCTTGTGGTGCGCCAGGTAAAATTCTCATGATGAATTTGATTAATAGAGTTGATTATTATTCTGGTTGTTCAAGCAATTTGACTTCTGACTCAAAGTCTAATGATTGACCAGTCTTTCGAGCGCTAACACCAGCAAAATTAGGAGTAATACTTAATGACTTAAGTAATGCTTCTTTTCCACCTTCACGCCCCTTAGTAATTGTTTCTATTACTTTTTCTTCTCCAAACTTAGCAACCATTACAAACATTTTGTATAATGTCATATTGTCTGACAATATTTCATCTATTAAACGTTCACCGGTTTCTTTATTTGGAACAACAACTCTCTCAAATTCTGCTAAAAACTGATTATGGGTTTCTTGATTGACAGGAATACCATAAATAGAATCAACTTTTGAAAGACTTTCTTTAAGGGTATTCAATTCGCCTTTTGTTTCAGCCAACATTTGATTGTACTGAGTTTCATAAGTAGCAGATTGACTTTTCTTATATTCTTTTACAAGATTATCATTGTAGTTCTTGATATTTTCATCAATTACTAAAGCAGCATCTTGCTTTTGTATTTTAGTCATTCGACCAATCTCTTGTACAATATCATCATCAGTCAAACCACTTGGATTTTTTTCTGAATCATAAACACCATAACGAGTTTTTAAATCAAATGCAATTTTTTCATCAACAGTAAATTTACTTGCATCAACATACTGTTCTGATACATTTGTTACTAAATCATTAATCGTAAGATTAGGATTAGTAGCAGTCATATCTTGTATCTGTTGTGCTAATGGATGAAGAACCGGTTTCTCTAAACCAAATTTCTGTGCAATAAATGGACGAAGTAAATCATTCTCTGTTTCGGCAGTAATCTTTTCAGGCATTTTAAAGCCTTCTAAATCTTTAAATGAATCCCACAAAGGAGAAGGAGTGTAAACTGTCTCTACGGTATCTTCTGTTGTTTCCTCGGCAGTCTTTTCCACTTTCATAGGTTCATCATATGTACCAGCAGGTGCTTCTAACCTTTGAAGTTCTTCAGCAGAAAAGCCACCAGAGGTATCTTGACCTTCGGTAGCTTCTTGCATTTTAAAAAATAATGGCTTATACATTGATTAAATTATTAAAGTTAGTATCAACACCTAAAAGATATGAATCACTTACTACTAAAGCAAGAGCTCCTTTTACAATGATTTGGTTTGCAGCATTAGCCATTGATGGATTATAATAAACAATATCACTAGCTTTAAATTGACTACTTCCACTTTCCATTACAACAGCTAAATGTGGATGAACACCTTTAAATCTTTCTAAAGTTGGTTTCTCATTATTTACAATGATGATCTTTTCGGCAAATGGAACTGTAATAGGGCAAAGAAGAATATCACCACTATTATTTATTGTTCTACACTTGAAACCAGTTTGACCCGGATCACATACTTCAATAAGACTTAGATAACTTTTAATCCCATTGTTCTTAGATTGAATTTCCTCAATCGCTTTTTCTAATCTGTCTTTAAACATAAGTGTTTGATTTGATTAATAATATGATGCAAATATATGAATAATTTAATTACTATGAGTCTTTTAAATTTACTTTATTCCTCATGTTTTTTTCATGGTCAACAGTAGTCTTTCGAATTGATTGTAATTCACCAGTCTTTAATTGTGCTTCTGAAAGTATCGCATTCATCTTAATTTCAAACTGTTTCATCATTTCTTGTACTCTATTAGCACGTCCTTCTTCTTGTAAATAGGCAGATTCAATTTCATTATTTGCCATTATTTTAAAGTTTTCAGTTTTCTCTTTAACAACAAGTTCTCGTTCTTTAAACTCTGATTCCCATTCATAACGTTTTTCATCAAGTTGTAAACGTGCTTTATCAATTTCTCTTGAAGCTAAATCAAATTCATCTTTTGTTTTCAAAAGTTGCATATCAATCTGAGCTTGTAAATTCATTGTTTTTTGTTTAGCTTCTTCTTTGGCAGTTTCGGTAGCAACATTATTTTGTTGTCTGATTGCTTCGGCCTCTTTTGACATCTGAATAAGTTTGTTTTCCATTTCAGTCAAATCATCAATCTTAAACATACTCACTACAGAAGTAAAAGGAAGTTCAGCGCGACCCCATGATTGCATTGCTGCAGTACGTAAATCTTCAAGACGTGATTCCTCTTTTACATTATTGGAAGAATAGATTCTAAAATCTGAACCATTCAATGAACCTTTTGGTATTTGAATAAGAACTTCTTCCAGGTCCTTATCAAGAAAGTTTAATACTTTACCATCTTTCCATGTATAACGTATTTTCAAGTTTAGAAATAATTCAATTGCTTTATCAAAAACTGTATCATTTTCTGAGAACTGTATTTCAGTAATAAGAGAAGATTGTTCTCGCGACATGTTTACATTACTTACTGGATCAGAAGAAACAAATTGACCAAGTGAAGCATCAGTAATACCAATAAGTTTACCTATTAATGAATCAATGCCATTAAGGACATTATCAATAAAAGCAATACTCTGAGTAATCGTATCATCATAGTTTTGAAATTGATTATATGAAGCCGGTGTTTTACGACCTTTCTTCATTGTCTCAATCCACATAGTTCCAAGTTTACGATAGTACATCCATTTACCGGCAGTCATATTATCCGGTTTCTGACTCTTATCCATTATCATACCTTTTACTCCGGATAAAGCAATAGTAAGTTCTTTCTTATAATTTACAATATCATAAAGTTCTATTAATTCGCGAACTCTCCATATAAGAGAATATGGTTTTTCAGACGCTGTATTGAACGATCTTGCAACAAGTGGGAGTGTAGGTAGTCCGGGCATATCAATTGGTCTAAAAACATTGTCCTGTTTACCCATGTTGATATGAATAACATTTCCAATAACAACCATATGATAAATATCATAAATGACAACACGATTACGTATTTCATCTTTTTTTAGTTTAGCATCTTTTGTTGTAAGATGTACAAAATATTCATCTTCACGATATTTGTTTGGTGTCTTTTTCCAAAATATTTCACGTGGTGCCAAAAACCATATACGTGATACTTCAATAGCATTGTGTTGGTCATTGAAGTTTTCACTGTTATCAAAGTATGCAGTATTACCAACATAATTTTTTATTGTAGCACTATCACCTATTGAATAAGCAGAGATAATTTGTTCTTCTGATTTAGATAATTCAAATTCAGAAAATATCTGACTTTTATTCATATACTCTTTGGTAAAACACCATTCACTATTCTGAGTCCAACGATTACTTCCACCTTTAGAATAACATGCAGTATTTGCATCTACTTGTTTAAAAACAATATCTTTTGTTCTTGGATTATAATAAGTAATATATGTTGGTTTACCAGTTACAATTTTTTCACGAAGCCCTACATTCCAATGCTGTTTTAAATCCTCTGTTTGAATAGCAGATTTTAATGCGGCATTGGCAACCTGTTGCATTATTTCAACATCAGTATTCAATAAGAAATAATCAATACGTTTTTGCATTTCATTATTGTCTAATGAAACACGTGAAAGATTTCGAATAAGTTTCTGCATCTCTAATTGAATCATTGGCATATTCTTTTTCAGTTCTTCCATCTGAGTTTGTGCTTGTTCATTATCCGGTTGGACTTCTAACTGTTTCTGCATATCACTCATTTTATCTTGTACTTGTTGAATCTGTTGTTGAACAATTGCATCACGTTCTTTATACATCTCCAATTTCGCATTTAGACTAGCCTTAATGCGATTTTCATACTTCAATTGAAGAGTACGTTCATCCATAGCAATTGCTTTGCTTTTAAACGACCTACGTGCTTGTTTAGATTCAAGTATATTCAACTTACTTCTTACAATCTCATTACCTATATTTCTGAACTTAGCCGGATAAGTAAAACCTTCAACTTTTGTCAAGTATTCAAATTTTGTATTATCAATAATACCATGATAAATATTCCAACATTTTCTGTCTTTTATATTATCATCATGGAAATCAGAAGAACCAGATGATAAAATATACCTTGCTACTTCTTTGAAATAGTTATCATCTTTATTTTCACTATTAATTAATTTTTCTGGAAACATAGTATTTATTTTAAGAAGCAAATTTAATTCCTTGATTATTCTCTGATACATAACCACCATATGTATCTTCTTCTAGTTCTTCTCCTTCTGAATAAGCAGCGAACTCTTGTGTCTCTAATGCACTTGCAATATTTAAAGCACTTGCTATAGTAATATCACAATTGTATTTTGGTGATTTTTTAAATTTTGCAAAAGCTTCGATTTGTCGTATATCATACATCTTATCGATAATAGCAAAATCATCTTGTTTCATCTTATCTCTCCATATATTTAAAGCATGAGGGATAAATGATTGTTCTACTCCATAACGTTGTGCGGCCTTACCATCTTGTACATATTGACTAATTACCATTTGTGGACGTTCTTGCAATAAAAACTCACAACCGGCCCGTTTATAATAATCAAATATCAATACATTTGAATACTCAATAAGATTTTCACTTTCGCCATATAGATAACAGAGTTTTACTGTATCCTCATAGAACTGATAATTTCCACCTTCATCTTCTGTTGGTCGTTCCGTTACTCTAGCAACCCAATGGTCAAAAGTATGATGTGAATCAATAGCACCTTTCCAAATTGAACAACTACCTAATGAGAATGATGTTTCACTCTCTACCTTATCATAACTGTCCGTAGCGGCACTATAAAGATTTTTCCATACTTTCCCATACCCATCAACTTCCGGTGCCTGTATGATAAGAAAACGACCTAATTCATCTGGAACAAGTTCAACTCCTTTACCCCAATCAAATGGATCAATCCAATTAATCTCTGCATTGTAAGCAATCTGTTGTTCTCGGTGTGTAAGTAAATAACGTTTTCTATCATTCAATTTTTGATTAGCTGTTTCTCCAAGGAAACCACCAGTGGCTACCATGAACATCTGAGATAAATAAAGTGGTTTAGCTGTAAGAGCAATGTATCGTTCAGAAGAGTTTTTACTTGATAATTCTTTTTGAATAGAAACAATACTTTCTTCTATTAAACTATTACCATCTTCATCAATTATTTCAAATTCATAAGCTGGAACAAAAGCCGCGACTTTACCAGTTGAAGAGATTTCATCTTCTTCCCATATATTGTCAAACTCGAGCAAATCAAATTTAGCCGGATTATATGCCATTTCTTCGACATCAGCAACAGACTCATCCATATCACCACCAGTTCCAATATACATTTGATAACCGGTCTTATCACCTTCAGCAAGTAAAGATGGTTTAACGAACTCTGCTGTTTGCTTAAGAGTATCTTTTTTCCATTTACCAATTTCTTCATAAAGAATCCAAAAAGGAGTAAGACCTGATACAGCTTGTGTATTATCTTTTGCAGTAATACAATAAACTTCACTACCAAAACCAAGCATAAGAGTTCTTTTCTCTCCGGTTTCTTCATTGACTACCTCTTCACGATAAGAAGACTTAATATAGTCACTTCTGTTTGGTGATCTACGTTTATAAAACTCACTATCTCCAAGCCAATCAAGTCCGCGAACAACATTAGTCATTGTATGCTCAGCATAGTTTCCTTGGCCGGCAACAATTACGTTTTGAGAACCAGGGATAAAAATAAAATTATAACCGATATTACTTGCTGCATATTCAGAGAATCCTTTCTGTCTTGACTTAGGAAATAACAAATCTTTTGCATTTAAAAACATAAGTTCTATACACATGAATTTGAAATAATCTAAAGAAGTAAATTTAGGATGACGTTTATCCTTTCTTTTTACATTATCCAATTTTGCAAGAATAACCCAAAAATTCAAATAGAAATACATTCTACCGGGAATCCAAATATCATGACCACGTTTTGTTGCATTAGGAACAATATATCCTTTTATACAACGACGATATTGCTCATGCCACCATGCTTGATAGTTTGGACTATCTTTATCAGGTTGCATTTCATCTTTATTATAGATAACTGGACTGAAACGCTTAGTATCTTTAAAATCTCTTGTTAGACACATATTATCAATGTCCGGAACAAGTGTTCTATCCATTGATAATACATCATCTAAATATGTAAGTTTAATATCAGCCATAAATTATTTTGCTATAAAATATCCTCCAATTGCACCGGCGCCCAAATAGAACCAAATATTATTTTTACTCCACCAACCAGTTGAACGTTTTAATGCAGTAGTCAAATCTTTCTTTTCTTTTTGTAATATAAGATTTTCATTTTTACATTGTTCTGTTTCCTCTGTTTGTAAGAAGTATTTTTTAGTAGCATCAGTCAAACTAAGTTCAGTACTAATTAATTTCTTTTCAGTAGTTTTTATAATAGTATCTTTCTGCTGCAGTGATATATTTTTCAATACTAAAAGACTATCACAATTCGCTAAAGTATGCTTTGTAGTATCTGTATTATAATCATTTTCAAACTTACTTATCTTTTTTGATAAAACTACATTTTTATCTTTATAATTAGAAAGCGTTTTACTTGATTCTAAACGATCCTTTTTTCGTAAAGCATTGATACTATCAATCGACTTAATTGATTGCTTACGATAGTTACTAGAAGCTGTATTAAAGCCATCACGATATGCAGATGATACATCTTGTTTTGTAATCAATGTTTTTGCCTGTTTTGATTGACATGATTTTACCACACCACCAATAAACAGTAAAAGCACGATAGTTATTATCGCGCTTATTACCAAGTTTTTCTTTATAAATTGTATCATACTTCTCTAGTCCCTCCGGTGACATCACTATCTTTATCAAAGAACTTACCAATACCAAGAATGATAGGAGTAGAGATTACTAAATATTGACCAGTGTCAGTAATAGTAATTGTTTTTAGATAGACTAAAAATAAACATATAAACACATTTACTAAACAGACAATTCCGAATAGTGATGTTTTCCATGATTTGCGTTTGTAAGAAGTTCTTGTTTTCATAATAATTAATATCAAATTGTTTTATAATTAAACTAATATAGAAGTACCATCAATCCAAATAGTGCCTGTGTCATAATGTCCTTCACCTACAGCACCTATAAGCATCGCCTTGGTACCTATTTCAGAAGATAAATTATAACATCCTTGTAAGTCTGTTCCACAAATGTTAGCAGACCTAAGGTCGGTATTATTTAGATTACAGTTTTTCATTAAAACATTAGTTAGATTAGCAGAAACGAAGTTAACATAAGATAGATCACTATCCATAAATTGACTTCTTTCAAATGATGCGTTTGGAGCAAACATACCTCGTAGATATGAACCTGTAAAATCACATTCTTGAACAACAGCGTTTGAAAAATTAGTCTCAGCAAACTTAGAAAACTTGAAACTACATCTCTCAATATAGGAATAAGACATTTCAGCTCCTGATAAATCTCCGGATTGTAAATCACAATCTCTCATTATTAGGAATCTCATATAAGACCCTATTAATTTTACTCCTATTAGATTATGATTGACAATATTAGGTGCAATAGGAACATATTCTTGACCAACTCTTTTATAAAGCATTCGATTACGACCATCAACATTTCGGTCTCCACCACATTGAATTACATTAAAAGGTCCTAATTGTCTGTCCCATGGAATTGTCAACATTTCTTCATAATCTGCTACCGTGAAATAAGCCTCATCTAATCCTCCAAAATATACACTATTCAAATTAAGAGGTAAAGGAAACTTTAATTTAAACTCTTGTCCTCTGTATGCATTAAATGCTATACCCATAAACATCTTATCCATAGGATTACGTATAGTAAATCCTTCATCATAGTTCTCACATATATTACGTAATCCCATTGGATACCAATCTATATCTTCTTTAAAATTTATATAAACATAAGCAGGCCATAGAATCTCACCTTTCCATAAATTCCAATTTATAGTTTTTGAATGATTATAAAAATTTATGATAATTGGGTTTTCAGCAGTTGCTTCACTACATAATTCTAATTTATCGATAAGATATTCTCCCGGTTTCATATCTATAACATTGCTTGTGCCCCCACTACTGGAGGCATCAACAAAAAAACTACATGTCGCTGTTTCATATGCTGATAAATCACTATAATAATTTCCATTTATATCTTGAAATTCTGTTGGCATTAATCCATCTGCATAATTTCCATTACCTTCTTCTTTTACAATAGTAATTGCTCCTGTAATTGAATTGGTAATTTCAACACAAGAACCTGATGGTATTCCAGTATTGTCGCCAATAACCCATTTCCCATTTTGTTTTTTATAGAATTTCATGACATTTTAATTTATTGTGTAAATACAACATTAGGGAATGAACTTAATCACTCCCTAATAGATAATAATTGTTAGCAAGATTTCTTACTTGACATCGGTTTCTTCTTTCCAGAAGAAGATGGTTTTTGCTTTGTTGCAGCCATAATGATTAGTTTTAAAGATTAGTAATTATAGTTTTAAATTGTTTACTCGATTAATCCATCCCTTTTTAAATTTTGCATTTTTGCCAATACCTATATTAGTGTAAAATGCTATACGAGCATTCTTATAAGCATTGAGATAATTTCCAGAATTTACTTTTTGAAGAGTTTGATTACCAAAAATTCCATCAGTTAAAACTCCTATAACTGATTGAAGAACTTCTATTGCTCTATGGACACCAGAGGTAACTGCAAAATCAAAAACATGTAAAGCTAAAAATTCATCTTTGATTAAATCTATCTTGCAAGGATCACAATACAGTTTTTTATAAATTGCAATTGCTTGTACTTCTGTTAGATTTTTAATATCTAGATTTGGAAATGCTTTTTTAGAAATACCATATTTAGTTTCACCTCCCGAATCATTAGGGTCATTAGTATATTTACTACCACCCTCTGCAAAAAGTATTTTAGGTATAAATTTATTTGCTCTTTCCATAATTATTCTTGTTTGTTTTCAATATCTAAAGCACGCATTTTAATTGCTACTGGACAATTATCCGTATTGTCTTTGTTATGTTGACAACTTTTATTAGAACTTACAATCATTCGATAAGCAGAAATAAGTCTTTGTGAACGACTATCTTTTTTTAAAAGTTTTTCAACATCCAATTCAAGAGTTTCAATTTTTTTTTCTGCTTCTAATTTCCATTTAAGAAGAAGATTTAATGAAGTCTCCCATGATTGATTTTCTTTGATAATAGCATTACTTTTTCGAATGCTAATAGAAGATGGAGAAAAGTAAGAAACAATACTCATTACTCCACCAATAGCACCAAGTGTTCCTCCAGTGCCAATTAAGGCAATTAAAATATTATCCATCGTTTTCTTTTTATGTAAGTTTCGTCAATTTTCTTAGACTCTTCAAGTAATCGTATTAGATGATCTATTTCTTTTGTTGTCATATTGTCACAGACTCCATTATCTATTGCTTTTATGACTCTTTTAAAGAGTCGTATGATTGTCTTTTTTACTGTAGCATCCATTTTTATAATATAAGATTGAAGATAATATAATAGAGAATAAAGTCAATTTAATAATAGTATCAAAAATGTCAGGTAAAAATAAACCTTTATTATTTAAATATTCTATAATTAAACAAATAGTCATATTTAATATTAAAACTTTATGCCATAAACAGAATCTAAATGATAAAGATGCTGAAAATAAATATAGATTATATATTAAACTTTGTCCAAATCCAATATATAAATACATATCTCTTATTTTTGATTCATGCCAAAATACATAAATAAAAAGTAAAAATAAATTTATTATAATTGGAATATACTTAGTTAGAACTACGTGTATTCTAATAAAGTTCATCGGTCGTAATAGGTCTAGTTCCACCACCAGTTCCGCCTCCAGTTCTTGGATTGTCATCTTTTTTTAAAGTGTCGTCTTCTTTTTTCATTTTTTCCAATTTTTTTCTTGTGAAAAGTATTTAAGAGTAATTAAAGCATTCATAGGTATTCCTTTTGTAGAACGTACTATTGATTCTTTAATCTCTACTAATGAAATTTTTCGTTCTATCTCAAAATCACTTTGTAATTTTTCATTTAAAACTTTAAATTCATTTTGTTCTTCTAAAGATAATAACAAAATAGCATTGTCTCGGCTTATTTGATTTTCTTTATTCATCTCAACAAATTTGTTTTCAAATTCAATTAATCTAGGACTAATCGTTTTTTGAATTTTGTTGTTTTCTTTTTCAAGAATTTCAAAATTATCTAGAATAAGACAATTCAATTCAGTATTATCAATACCTTTTGAATTAAAAATATTCATTAGATTACTAATTTCAAAAAACTTTGATCTAATTTCTCCAATTTTCATAACTTTTTATTTTTATATTTATTCTATTATAATTATTTAATACCCTTCTAAAACAACATATCCTGCTGATGTTGAACTTGCGTTTATAGTAATAGAAGTAGAACTGAGTGAAGTTATAGTTATCGCGCCAGTTATATAATATGATGGTTGTCCAAATGCAGTAAATGCAACTGGAAATGTATATGTAGCCGATCCACCAAATGGGCTTCCTTTTAATACTACCTTTTTGTAACTATTTGTCTGAAATGGCATAGAACAAATAACAGTCCCACTAACTGATCCATTTATAGATGTTTGTGTTTGATCTATTCCTATTGCACTTATATTTACAACGCTCCCATCAGCTAGTAATAATTGAGAAGATGTTCCTCCTGATTTAATAAAACTACTAGCAGTAATATTACCATTAAAATAGCCACTACCACTAACTCCAATACCACCATCAACAACTAATGCGCCTGTGGTAGGTGAGGTTGAGAGAGTTGTTGAAAGTATGTCTATTTCCCCAGTATTTCGAATGTATAATCTTTTAGTTCCTGTTGAGTATAACCCAAGCCCATTATTTGAAAAAGAACCGATATAAGTATCATTATTTACTCCGTATTGCTCAATACCAAATTTACCATATACAGCTCCTCCACTTCTTTTTAAATTAATACCCCCTTGATTGGCGTTTCCAATATAATAATATGCATTGTCTGACCCATCATCACTTATTAAACTATTTACCATATTGCTACCATTCCATTTAGGAATGTAGTTTATTGTAAGTCCTGTAATTGCAGGTTGAAATGCACTAGTATTAGTATAAGCCGATGAACCTAAGCCTAACCAAGATTTAATACTAGAATTATCAGCAACTCTAAACTTATTATCAGATACATCCCATGCAATCAATCTATTTACATTAACAGCTTGATTGAAATCTATAGGATAACCTCCCCATTGATTAGAATTGCCTGCGCTGTTTGCATAGTTTACACTCTGAGCAGATATATTACCAGTATTAATAGCGCTACCTAATGGTTGATATGTAGTACTATCCAAACTCCCATCACCTTTAAGAAATTGTGATGAAGTTCCACCAGATACTTTATATTGGGTTGCAGTTACATAATTTTTAAAAAATACATTGTCAGACCCATCAATGTACATAGGAGTGGTACTATCGGTATAGTTTCTTATAGAAAATCCTATATTACTTACACCATCTATACTGTTTTTAATATTATATTCCTTTGCACCTATTTGAGTTCCTTGAAAGGATATTAGTGCAGAACTTCCGTTTAAGTTTTGAAGGTACAAAGAATTAGATTGAACTATAGTGGAGTAGCTCTCAAATGTCAAATTATTAGCCCCTGCTGTCAATTTCAATCCAAGACCATTTGAATTATTTTTAAGATATCCACCATTTACAAATGAAATGCCAAGCCCCTGATTAAAACCAATATTGCCAGATTCTTGTCCGCCAGACAATGGTAAATAATTAGTCCACGGAGTATCAGTTATCCCATACCCAGATAAAGTAGATGGATGATTGGAAGAATACCAATAACCAACTAATGTCCATGGAGTACCAGTTACAAATCCACCATAGTTACCTAAGTCATTTGTAAATTGTGATAATAATGTAGGTTTAGAAGTTATTTCTGAATAAGTATAACTAGGTTTTGTAGAAGTTTTAGCCCAATTATAAACATCTGATGCAATACGAGAATCACTTAATCTACTATCAGTATTTACTACCCAATTACCATAATTACCAAGATCATTGGAAAATTGAGAAAGTAATGTTGGACGATTACCAATTTCGGTCCATACATAAGATGGTTTTACTGATTCTTTAGCCCATAAATATACATCACTTGCCGGCAAAGTAGTAGGATAATTTGGAAGTCCATAACCACTTGTTGTTGTTGGATGATTATCAGTACTCCATTGTAATACATTAGAGACGTTTGAAAGACCTATATCAGACTTATTTAATACAACAGTACCTACATAACCATTTACAGAACTTACTGCATCTGTGTTATCTACCTTGCCCCATACAGAACCATTTGCTATCAACCAATCTCCTACTTTCCATTCACTAATTGAACCCATAGTAGTAGAACCGGCTACAGATACTATATAATAATCACCATTTGAAGTTGGGGTTGATGGTAATGATGGTAATCCAGTTGACGCATCCCATAAACCTTTATAGTTTACTTGGCCCAATAAAGATACTGGTATTTGAGATAATGGAATTTTTGTATCACTTCCTAATGTAGCTAATCCATTAGCAACACCCATCAATGAACTTGATAATTTATTATTAAAAGTATTCCAATCAGTAAAACTTAATGAACCTGTAGAATTTGTAGAAGAAAGTCCTAAAGATAATTCTTGTTCATCCAATGTAAGGCCATTAGAAGAACCCAAAGTAAGTGGATTATGGTTTTTATAACTAAGCTTCTCTATTGCGCTTAAAACAGTGTCAGATGCGTTTACATTACCATCTGTTGCCACATACCCATTCAAGTAAGTTCCAAGAACTCTATTAGTAGTAAAATAAAGATTATCTTCTTCAGTCACTTCGATAGTTGTATAATAAGGTTTAGAAACAGAAAGAGCCCAAGTAGGAATATTTGTTATTCCATAACCTTGGACTGTTGTTGGCTTATTTAATAAACCGGAGAATGATAATTCATGTACGTTACCAGTAGACTGAGAATGGTCATAAGCTATCTTACCTAAGTCACCATAATAAGCATTAGTATGTAATTCACCAAGAAGAAGATTTTGTTCCGGAAGTAATAAAACCCATTGACCATTTTTACGACCATAAACTTGTTCATCAGGAGCATCACCGATACCACTAGTAAAAAATATATTTGAAGGTTCAATTAAGTATGAAATTTTAGTATCATGAACATCAATATCATAATGTGGTGTAGACTCATCAATTATTACTTGATAAGTAACTACAACATTATTTAGATTCAATTCAAAAATTGATTCTTTTACATTAATATCCTCGGTGTTATTACCACCAGTATTATTTACTAATATATCAAAAGTATCCATTATTATCTTATTGTACTAATTGGCAAGACTTCTCTTCTTCCTGGTGCAAAACCAGTAATTTTTTTACCTGTTGAAAGAATGATATTAAAATCAAACTCATAATCTGCCGGTTCAGCAGTCATTTCATGTTCAGGAATAGTAATGATATTATCTGCTGTAGTAATAGTATTATCTGCTGTAGAATATTGTTTTCCTAATACATTACCATTCATCAAATTCATAACTATATTAGCGCCATCTAATACTACCGGTACACGTATTTTTTGCCCAACATTATCTGGATCATCTATTAACGCATTTACTTCAATAGTCATTTCTGGAACTGTAGATTTATAATAAACTGGGTCAAGTACTAACATAATAATTATTTGTTTGCTCGTGGAAATTCATCAGTAATCGTAATCTTTGATACTTCTTTTTGGTTCTCAAACATTGTGGCCGAAGAACGTTTCTTAATGGCATCTTTATTTACATTTGCCAAAACCTTATTATAATAATCATACAAATCACTGGCTTGTTTTAAAGCATCAAGTCGTTCTTTTGTATTTGGGATTTCTATCTCAACATCATGAACTCGGTCAATCATTGACTCACCATCTTCATCAAGTTCTTTATGTGTAACCTTAATTTTCTTTTTAATCATATGAGGCATCTTTTGTACTACCTCAGAAAACATATCAATATCTTCTTTTAGTGTATCAAGTAATATCTCATTACGTGTTCTTGAAAATTTAAGGTACCCGGCAATACATTTTTGTACCCATTCATTCTCTTCAAAATCACTTACTTTTTTATAAGTCCCGGTATGACTTTTTACCGCTTGTGACCTACGTTGTTGCAAAGGTTGATTATGAAGGTAGGAACGCTCTTCTCCAAAGACTTTGTATACATAATAGATATAAGCCATGGCCTTATAAAAAAAGACCTTATTTGTACTTGTATCATAACGTTTAAAATCTCTAAACTCTGGCATTTGCATTGCCATATCAGTAACTTTTATTACCGATTCTTCAAGATATAAAAAATCTTCTACTTGCATTGTTTAATATGTTTTATAAATTCCTTCTCGATTAATAAACATCATAGATTCCAAAACACCTTTTAAAGCAACATCTAAAGGTATAAGTTCTTTTGAATGCATTATTTCTGTCTCAGTAATATTATTAGAAACATGTTTTACTTTAATACCTATTAATCTACTTACACGAATAGAACTTCCATTCTTATCTTTTATCTCTTTGCTTTTGAAAATAGCATGGTCAACTACAAAGACTTTTTCTAAATTTGTGATATTCACTACAGGAATACCTGGCTTTATCCAATTTGACATATATTAGTTTTTAAATGTTATGTGCAAAGATATAAATTGTTTTTGCAAAAAAGAGAAGATAGTATTTAAACTACCTTCTCTTTAACATGCTAAAATGGAAGGTCCGAACCTTCACCACTACCTACTGGAATACCACCAGTAACAAATGGTTTTGCTCCACCACTATTTTCATTAGGATAAATAACAGCACCGGCCGGTGGCATCATACTATTACTTTCTGGAATAGGCATACCAGGAACATCTGCCGGCACTTCCGGTTTCTGTATGGAAACAATAGTAAGTTCATTGAAATACTTATCTTGCCATGGCTTACCCTTTGTCTCAATCTCACAATCAATATGCAATGTAGGATTGGCCAAGAAATATTCATGGATGTCAGTAAAACACTTTACACTAAACTCAACATTGTCAATCACACTTTTCACAATCCATGTACCAATTGTATAAGGACCATTTTGACCTTCTCCATCATAATTATGGAAATTCTTTACCAACGCTATTCTTTGTACTACTTTCATCTCTTTGTTCTATTTGTTCTCCTTTTGGTTCTATTTTGAAATACCATTCTTTTCTCACCATTCTCAACTACCGTATTCCATTCCCAACGATAACGCATTACTTCATAACCATAGTTTACTGACAGAAGCAAATGGAATAGCCTATAAGCCTCGATTGGAACCGAAACAGTACCATGGTTCAATAAAGTAATCAACCACGTAGAAAGCATGTGTGAGTTGTTTATCTGACGTTCATTATCCTTATCAATATCACTCATTATTAAATCAGGGACAAATACCGGAGTAGTCAACAAACCACTAATGATTTGTTCTTTTTCCAATAAGTTTTCAGATAATGATAAGTTAGTTGCAAACGCCTCAGAAAACTGCCTTTGAGAAGTAGATAATAAATTCTGCAAACTCAATAGAACCTTACCTAAATCATCTCTTGAAAAATAAACATCTCCTTTTTTGATACTGTCAATAAAATCTTCTACAGATTCTTTTATAGAAAGAAGACCATCTTCACTACTAGAATAAAATTCAATTCTTACACGATAATCAGTAAACTTGATTAAACGAATACCATTAAACTTTTTTACAAAAGTACTTTCAGTAGAACTAAATACTCTACCACACTTTTGACAACTATACAAATAACTCTCATTACCCCGTGCATCTACTATACTACCATGGAACAATGAACCTCGCGTATCACAACGCCTTACTAAGCACTTAATAAATGCTCCTAATGAACGATCACTCATAAATTATTCTCTTTAAAATTATACCCCAAAGATAACTAATAAAAAAACAACTACCTAGTAATAATACTATTATAAATTACCATTAACATCACAACCATTCCAACGAAGAACATATCCTACACTACCATATACAATATACAAGCCCCCCGTATACCCACTACCAAATTACGAAAGCCTTGGATACTCTCTGCTAACTCCCCCCGGTTAGACGTATAAAAAAATTAATTACAAATTAAAAACAAAATTATTATGAGCAAATTATTGTACAAAGCAGACAAAGCTGCTGAATTGAAATTCGACCTTAGTGACATCGTGCCAACATCATTTGAAATCGTTGGACAATTCTATCGTGACGGAAGTCAGAAGACTGCTGCCGGCAAGTTGGTAAAGATTGAAGCAGATGATGCTGATGTATCTAATCCAAACTTACGCATCTGGTGTAACATGGCTATCGCAGGAATGACTGACAACTTCTCTCAAGAAGTGACACGCATGAACTCATGTGGGTTCGAGTCAGTGATTGACAAAGATCAAGCTGCTAATGGTATCATTAAACTTAAAGCAGGTGCTAAGATTAGCTGCTTAGGTGGTGTAATCAAATACAGCATGTAAGAACAACAAAGGGAGATGTAATGTCTCCCTTTTTTTTAAATACTATTACCTCGAAATACTTACTTGCTAGAGTTGTTGCGGACTGGCTTGTTTAAGTGATTCCTACGCACGCATTACTATTATTATACACACACTAATACTTATCATTATGAAACCTTCTAAACATATCATTGAGCATATTATATATGCCTTTATATTCGGTGTTGCATTTATATTCTTTGCTACTCATACATATATATATGGTAGAGCAATTCTTATTGGTGCATTGTTCTTCTTTGTACTACATGTGCATGAAGCAATAGAACATTATAAGAATAGATAATACTACTAATTGATGGCGTTACTCGTGAGAGTAGATGCATTTGATTCTATCGGTACCTCATTTCACCCAACAAGGTGCAGAAGCCATCAATTAAATCTATTTCAATAACCTTGATTATCTTTTAATATCTTACCAAAGTAATCAATCCATTTAAGTCTATAAGGTTTGTTGATATGTTTATTCTTATACATTGTCAACTCCTCATATGTCTTAGTAGAATAGAACTCTTTGTATTGACTCATTGCTAATGTATCATCATCTAATTTTTCTTCTATTGGTTGAATAACAACTTGGTCGTTATTTGTCATTATGACAATATTATTGGCTATTTGTTGTCTAGGTTCATCAATAGACTTATTTATCACTGGTGGAATAGCATCATGCTTATAGTTCTTTTCTTTATCGGATTGATAGTATTCAACACCTACATAGATAGTATAAATACCTGATTGATACATTCCTATATCATTGTATTTACGTATTACAGTACTCAATGATACTTCTAAGAATAATGCTAAGTCTGTTTTAGATTTAATACAGACGGCTATATTCGTTTCTCTGTGAATTACTATTGCCAATTTCTTTGCCATAATGAAATGTTTTAATGGATTTATTACGCAAAGATAATTATTATTATTCATTCATAAACTATACAATCATGCAAACATTTAATTCTAGAACAACTCAAATACTGTTGTTATTTTCATTGATAATAATACTTATTATCACTTTTGTATCAGTAACTTACAAGGTAGAAACACCACGTAAACAACCTCTGAGAATCGTACAGAACATTGTAATAGACATTGTGCCTTCAAATATAGAAAAGGATATGTCATACATTATTATCCAAGATAAGCGCTCTGGACAGCTAAATATAGAGTCTGTTGGCAACGAACAACTACAATATTTCAAGGTAGGTGATACGCTACAATAGGCTACAGTAAAGGGTTTCAGAGCTTTTGAACACCCTCTGTACACTCCTATTCTCTGCTATTGCTATCTATAGTCTCTCTTAGTATATAAAGCTTATAATGCGTTGAATTCGTCGTTATATGTATTAGTACGGTTTATTGAGATATAGTGGTGGCATTGGTGAGTTGGTTGTATTCCTTAAGTATTCATTTCTTATAATAGAGTATAGTGTGTTGAATCTATTGGTCTACATTATATTAGATTATTTGATAGTGGTTGTGATTGGTGTAATCCGGTGTATCAGATACTATATAATATTGTAAGATTTGATTACTTTTGCGGGCTTGTTTAAGCTACTTTCTTTTATTGATATGATACATAGTGTCATTCTATTGCTATTCGTTCAACAGTGAGCTTTCTATGCGTTGAAATGACGTGTGTGGTTAGTGTGAATGATAGCTTATTTGCTATATATATAATTTAAAACTACAAAAACTTATTATAATGGAAAAAATAAATACAATAATTGAAATAAAGCATTTTATTGAATGTCCATATTGCCATAATTCAAAAAACAGAATCGACCACTTATTTAATGAAGAAGGAAAAGAAATTAGTTGGGGATATTGGTATTGCGATGAATGTGGTGGTGGTTACAAAGGAATAGTAAAAGGTAAAGAAGTTTTTATTGAAAAAACAATAAAAAGAAAAGACGATTCTATTATTTTTCTTAAAAATGGAAACATATTACTTGCTATAAAAGGAATGTATTTTAATGGTAATCATGATATAGAAAATGATAGATATTTTTATGAAGAACATACTTGTCCAATAAATTATTTAAAAAATGTAGAAATGATTATTAATTTAGAAGATGATAATATTGATCCACATGGTATTTTTAAATTTATTACTTCTATACCATATATTAATTTAGAAAACGTTGAAGATATTAAAACATTATTACCCTCTTTTTAGCATAAATATAGCTCATTTCTATTATTGTCTATTTATTCCTTTATATAAACTATTTATTATTCATTTAAAAACAAATTCTTATGAAAACAGGTGACTTAATTATTTTGAAAGAAATCTACATCAATGGATGTGGTAGAGATTATCCAGCAAATTCTATTGGTACATTAGCTAGTGTAGTACCAGATAGTGATGGTGATTTACGTGTTGTATTTGCAATACATAGTAATGGTAATTATACTTATGTTCCAGCTGATAAAGTAAAATTAATCCCAGAAGATAGTATTACAAAAGCTAAAGATATTTGCGAGAATGCTGTGCTCTAACGACCCAATCATTATGCTACTGTATCTCCTTATGGGATTTGCAGTAGCTGCTCTTGCTCTTTGCTTTCAGCATATACAAGAGCCTGGAATGATATTCGACTGGTATCATGACTGGTTATACAAATACGTGCGATATAAGCGACTTTTATCTAAGTATGGTAAGAATATACGTTTTATATCTTTTATGGCCTATATAGCAAAGCCATTGGGCTTATGTCCCTATTGTAATGGGATATGGATTGCTATCATCACTTACTTGATTGCTTTTGGATTCTATTGGGATATATTTCTATTCATTGGCATATCATGGTTCTTTATTCGATTTATTCAACAAAACAAAATCATTTGATATGATCATTAATAATATACAACAAGTTTATGATATTGTTGGTAATGAAATAATGTTATCCGGGTTAAGTAATAGTCAAATAGCAACGAAAGCTGGAGTAACTGAAAGTATGGTTAGTTCAGTAAGAGGTGGAAGATATATACAAGTTAGTTTTGAAAAATTCATTGTGATTTGTAAAGCTTTAGAAATTGAACTTCAAATTAATATTAAAAAATAATAGTATGCTTGAAAATAAAGGAATAGAAGATAAAATCTTCTACATGCACAATAACAAGATTGAACATAAAGCAATCTTAGGTATATCAACATATGTTGGTAAATGTGAAGTATTAATGAGTAGCAATAAAATTGTTCCAGAAGGTGAATTTCTTGTTATTTATCACATGGGTTCATATCAAGAAATTGATGCAATAAATGCTTATGATACTCTTGATGATTTAATGCAAAGTCTAACAACACCATTAAACTTACCAGATGGCATACAAAGTAGAGAATCCTAAAGGATTTAAAGTAATAAACACTACAGCTGTTGAATGCCTAAAATGGGGTGGATTTGGTGTATGTGATCATTGTAATCAATCTTCTAATGAAGGTCGATTTATTGCAGTTCTAAATCATTGGGTATGTCCTGAATGCTTTGATAAATGGCTTAAACGTGCTGTTGTCTATGAAGAGGACAAACCTTATGAGACTAAAGTATTTAATCGCTATGCCAAATTGCTTGGCTTACCGATTGAATAGTGATTGGAATAGCTTGGATAATTATCTCGTATCTAGTCGTGTAGAATAATGACAAATAATTATTAGGTAGCTAACAATTACAGGGAGTGTAGCTCATCAGATAGAGTTTACTGCATAGAAATATGTGTTGTAAGGGTCGGAGGTTTAAGTCCTTCCACTCCCACAAATATTAATAAAAACTATTTATAATGAGAAATTTGAATAAGATTGTTTCTATTGTATTAAAAATGATAGAGAATAATGAATGCGAAGATTTGACTAATGAAGAATTAGAACAAATATCAATACTCATTCATAGACCTACCACAATGGGTCGAGAAGATGCTGCTAAGTTTATGGGAGTATCTTTGACTAGGTTTCATGAATTAAAAGATTATGGTATAATACCTGAACCACGTAAAGTAAAAGGATTTCGTGAAAAATCATATTATGTTTCAGATTTAAAAAAAGCATTAGAATTAAAGAAACAACTAAAGCTATAAAATTCATTAGTCCTAGATTACAGTAGTATATAATTTTGAGGTGTCAACAATTCAGTTGGCAATTAAAAACTATATATTATGGCTTTAACGTTAGACGGTATGTTGCCAGCTGCTTCATTAGGCGGTGGTAGTTCAATGGGTTCCGGAGTAGGTCTTGGAGCAGTAGGTGGTGGTGTTGCAGGTTTAGTACTTGGTTCACTTCTTGCAAGTAATGGTAATGGTGGTTTATTTGGTGGTGGTAACAATAATGCAAATGTTGCTGAATTTGGTGCTATCAACAATCAATTACAATCATTAGGTGGTCAAATCAATGGTACAGCATTGACAGCTCAAATTCGTGCTGATACTATTGACCTTTCTCAAAGTATTAGTACTGTAGGTACACAAATAGGACAATTGGCAACTGCTCAAGCTGCAGCTAATTTTACTACTTTGGATTCAATCAATGGATTGGGAAGAGATATTACCGCTTCTCAAAATCAGAATGCTCTTCAACAATTAAACAGTTTCAACAACCTTACCACAACTACATTGCAAGGCTTCAATAGCTCAGCAATGCAAGTACAAAATGCTACGAATCAAATCATAGCACAAGGTACAGCTTCTGCAGCTGCAATGGCTCAATGCTGTTGTGAGATTAAGAGTACTATTCTTGCCGATGGTAATGCAACACGCGCACTTATCAATGATTTGAATGTTCAAAATTTACGTGATCAACTTGCTACTGCAAATGGTAAAGTAAGTAACAACGAACAAAATCAGTATTTGTTGAGTACTATTTTGCATCACATTACTCCTACGGTTGGTAGTACAATAGTTTAATCCTTATAATCATGTCTAGTCCATTAACTGTGGGAGCCACTGCAATAGTTGCAGTACCCGCAAACAGACATAGAGTTGATGTAAGGTTTCAGAACACTGGTGCTACTATTCTTTATTTAGCAAGAGCGCCAATTGTTCCGACAGCATTAAATTATGAAATCATGTTAGCTATTCCAACAGCAGGTGAAATTAATGAAGCATTCATCAGTACTAATAGTACTGCTCAATTCAATGTATTAAGTTCTGCTGCAGCCGGTGTATTAGCTATTTATGAAACTAACAGAGTCTAACCTTTAAAATTAGAATAAAATGGAAGAAATAACATTGCATTTGCCTCTTATTAAAGTTATAGAACTTGTTAGGCAAGAAGAAAGAATGATGATTAAAAAGTTTTTAGCTACAAATGTAGGTCAATCAACTGCTGATATTATAGATCAATATATACCAGTTGAATCTGAAGTATTGGCTATGTTTACATGTCCTGGTATTGGATAAACTTTGTAGTACTATATAAAAAGAGTTATGATTAATTTTGTAACTCTTTTTTTTGTTTAATTTATAAATAATATTGATATGGAAAATGAAAAATTACCTATTGCAGATTTAGGTGTAAAACAAGTACCTGCAAGTGAAGCTATAGATGGCGGTAATCAACCTTTAGCTGGTACAGCTACTACTAAGCCAGTGCTAAACTATCCACGTAATGAAGAGCTTGTTATTCAATGTGTGATTAATAGTGAAGCCGAAGGATATGCTCTTTTAAGGGCATTACAAATCGTTGTGAATACATTTGGTGCCACTACATGTACTCAGCTTGTCACTAAGCTTGAGAATAAACCTCAACTTGCTGATACTGTAAGAAAGTATATTCCTATTGTACTAGCAATGTAATAATGGAACGATCTAATGGCGGAATTGGTAGACGCAAGTAGAATGTAACTGATTGGGAGCTCAGATAATAGCCTAATAGGAAATGATTAGGTAGGAGAATGGAATATTCGATAAATGATTATCTAAGAAGTCTGAAATAGAGCTTCGACACTTAAAAGAGTGGGAATGAAACACTACGGCTCCAACGATACGAAAGTAAAACAATCATCCTGGTTCGAATCCGGGTTAGATCACAGACCAGTCTGTACACTGGTAGTATTGAAGTTTAGTTACTCAATCGAACAAATGTATGGGATCGGTCTATTAGTGTAAATGACGCACAATCTGGAATGAAACAATCAAGCAACTAGTGATCACTAGTGACAGACATTTCAAGGTAATTCTTGACTGAATAGCATGTTAGTAATTCAATTTAAGGATAGAGAGGGTTTGATTCCCTTATAGATCACAAACTAATAATCAAATAACAAATTTATGAATGAAACTATTTTTACTCAACCTGCTGTATTTCCACAAGCAACATTAAACACATATACTCCTAGTCCAATATATGTAGAACAACAATCTAATTGTTGGCATCAAGAGGATTATCATAATGGTTATCCTAATACATGTAATCCTTATTGGCATGTTGCAGGAAGATGTTGTCAGCATGGTTGTAGTCTTTGTTATGACAAGCCTTGGAATACAGTGCCAGTTGGTGATGGAACGTTCATCCTTGCCCTGTTTCTGACAGTTTATGCGCTATTCAAATACTTTAAAAGACAATCTCATGAAACTAAAACGTAAAAAGACATTTATGTTATTATTTGTATTGGTGGTATTGATAGGACTTATGTTCTTCTCTGGTGCTATCATTGAGATATTTGATATTGAGTTAAGCAAACCTGCTCGTGTTTATTATGAACCCGACGAAAATAAATAAAATGAAGAAACTATTACTATTAATTGTCCTATTACCTATAATGGTAGTAGGACAATCTTTTTTATCTATTACAGGTGCTATTATTGCTCCAAAAACAGATACCGGTAATGAAACTGGTGCCAGTCTATCCGCTTCATTCAATCATATCATTGGACCAGTAGTAATACAACCAGTAATGGCTATTACTATGATGTCCGGGATAGATAATGAACGACGTAGAGAACGCCAATACTCATATAATGTAGAGATGGCTTCAATAGGTATCAATCTGCTTAGCACTGGTGTGTTCTATGGTGTTGTTGGATTTCATTTAAATGGTAATACTTTAAGCAATCAGTTTAAATTAGTTCCCAATCAATTTGATCGTACCTCGCGTAATAATCTATTCTTTTCTGAATATATTGGCATTGGTTATCGTACTTCTGTCAATATTGAATTTGGTCTTATGTATGCCAATACAAACTATATGGAAGGATATTGGCCTATTACTTCAAAGCATAACGATATGTACTTGCAATTTAAAGTATCGTATGATATTCCGCTTCATAGTAAATGTAATTGCGAACATAGAAATTATTATTAAATAAATAATTATGGGAAATAAAAAAATACTAAAAGAAAAAGATGTATTTCCATTTGGTAAATATAAAGGATGTGTTATTGAAGAAATATTTAAAACCAAAGAAGGAGTATCTTATTGTTGGTGGTTTATGAAAAATATAGAAGGATATGAATTTGAACTTAAATTTACCAATTTAATTTATAAAGAATATAGTAGATATTTCATGAAAGAAAGCTCAAAAAAATCATATGATTCAATTCATATGGGTAGTCATGGAAATGAATGGGCTTCTGAAAATGGATATATGGAACATTTTTAATATTATTACTAAAACTCAAATAAAATGAAAAAAGAAAAAGTATGTGTAGGTAATACTATCGTAGTCGATGTGTGTCAACCGAAGTTCGGTAAGTTCCTAATAGGGCGTTTTCAGGAGATGATATGTAAACTTACCTATCCGGATGGTCTGAAAAGATTAGAATACGGATGTGTGATAACAGCAACAGTACTTGTCATTAAAGATAAGTCGTTATCTGTTCTTGTGGAAGAAGTAATAAAGAGTGCTGCTGCAGTAAATGCTGAATTAAGCAAATCAATCACTTCTCTTGCTACTTTATGGAGTAAACCAAACAATCATACAAAGAAAGATAAATCTATCATTAGAACGCTTTAAAATCGATATTATGAACGAAGAAAATAAATATATAGGTGATGGCGTATATGCTTCATTTGATGGTTATCAAATATGGTTAGCTGTAGACAATCACCACAATAAAGTTGTTGCATTAGAACCAGAAGTTATGCAAGCTTTAATAAATTACCACAATAGTCTTTTATTAAAACAAAATAACGAGATATAATTATGGACTTAGAAGAAAACATAAGTAAACTTGAATCATTGGCTAAAGAATTTCTTCTTAGTAAGAATATTATCACTGTCGGAAATACAACTACCGGCAGTGAGGTAGACTTGTCTAATGTACTTGCATTATTTGTTGAAAAGATGCAAAAACCACAACCAATGCATAATCTAATGAAAATGTTTAAAACTGCAGAAGGAATACTTGTAGTAAAACCACCAAAAGATATAGATTTCGATAAGCTTGTTGAATTGATAAAAGGTATCAGTAAGAAACCTACATTTGTTCAAGAAAATGAATCTGGTCTTGGTTTACATGGTATGCCTTTTAATGTTGAGTTTTCAAAAGATTATCTTTGGAATGAACCGGTTATTATGACAGGTTTCAAAGAATACAAAGAATACATGCGCGATTGTCCTGACCCATCTTTTAATTTTGAAGATTGGAAAGATATGATGGATAAATACAATCAAGTAACCAAAGAAGCATTAGATGAAGTTATTGAACCATTTACATGGATTGATAAAGATAGTTTTGATGTATTATCTGGTAAGAAAGAACCAACACGTATTGGTATCATTGGTAATGTAGATAATGGTAAATCAATAATGATGCATAGATTGGGTGCTCGTAACATAGGAAAGACTTTAATGGCTTCTATTGAACAAATACCATTTGAATTAAATGGATTAGGACAAGCACATCATAAAGGTATTATTGCTATTGTTCCTGATAAAGCTACAATGGATTATGCCAGTGAAATTACTCGTATGATTGCTAAAGATACATCTATTAAAAATATAATAGTTGTTACTAAAGAACAGTATGATGCACAAGGAAAAGATTCTTTATTGAAAGCCAGTTCTATTGGTATTACTCAACAAATGAATGAAGTTCCTGTATTTAATTATGATATAATAAATAAAGATTCTGTAATATCAGGATTAAAAGAATTATGGGATAAATCATGGGACACTAAAAAGCAAAAACGTAACAATTATAAAAAGAAAAGGAGAAAATAATTATGAAAACTTTATTTACAAAACAAGAATTACTTTCAAGAAAAGGATGTTATTCATCTAATGATATTGAAACATTATTTCCAAATAATAATGATGTTACAATAAAAGAGATTTTGTCAATTGAATCAGTAAATATTAAAGATAAGCGTTGGTTTATATATAATAGTTGTGAACTAACTTTAGATGAAAAGAAAGAACTATCATTATTATTATCATGGGCTGTTTTACCAATATTTGAAAATAAATATCCTGATGATAAAAGAGTTCGTGAATGTTTAGATGGAATTGTAAAATTTAATAAAAATCTAATTACTAAAGATGAATTAATTATTCTTAGAAAAGCTGCTTATGCTGCTTATGCTGCTTATGCTACTACTGATGCTTATGCTGCTGCTGATTATGTTGCTTATGCTGCTGCTGCTACTGATGCTTATGCTGCTGCTGCTGCTGCTGCTGCTTATGCTGCTGATTCTAAACAAAAATATTATTCTGAAAAATTAAAAGATGTACTAATAGCTTTTACTAATTCAAAATAATTATTATATTTGTATCATGATACAATCAATAATTCATCCCATCACCGGACAGACGTTTGCAATATGCAGCGACACACTACTATGCGTGATTACGGTTATTATTAGATTTGTTTCGGATATCAATCACCTTTTTAAAAAGGTATATTGTCAAATTATACAAGAACTATCTAGTTCATATGGTTAGCTAATATATCTTTCAGTAAATAATAGATTGATATAAATTAAACGTCCAGATACTTTATTGTATCTGGACGTTTTCGTTTTAAATTAAAAATTAAATAATGGCAACTGAAATAAATAAAGAAGCATTGGAATTAATAGATAATTTTATTATGCTTAATCATCAACATGCTATTGATAGCAAAGAAGATTATGGTATGTCTTATTCTTATCATATCAAATGTGCATTATTAGTAGCTGAGATTCAAAAAAGAAATGATTTACTAATTGAATTAAATAATATTTTAAAAAAGGAATAAAATGAAAACAATAAAAATGTTGTTCGTAAAAGAACCGGTAGCTATCGTACCAACTATTGAGTTGCGTAGATACTCTTATGATACCAAAGAAGAACTAAAAGTTGGTGAAGTATATTCTTCTCCATCTTATCCAAAAAACTTCTTACAAGTAGACTCTATTGAGCCGAAAGACGATAACCTTGCGTTGCCATATAAGATTAAAGAACTTGTTATTGGTGAACCGCCGGCGATTGCAGTAAGTAACACAAACTTAGTATATCTCAAAAAAGTAAATTAAGATGAAAAATCTCATTTATAGCATATTGTCGATAATTTTGTTTATCGGTATGTTCCTTGGTCTTGAATATGATTTCCGAACAAACAATAATCATGTTCTTGGCTTATTCTCACCTATTCAATGGATGGCAGTACTATTCCTATTTTGGATAACTATTGTACTTTTGAATATATGCCTTGCTTATGCACTAAAACGTGTACATAAAGCTTCAAGCCTATTATTCTATATTGAATCAGATGATGAATGCCAGTTATATGTTATACCTTTTATGCAAGTCATTGTGCTTATAAATAATTTATTTTGTTGGCTTGCTATTATCAATGGTCGTATAAATGACGAAGATCGAATACAAGAAGAGTTTGAAAAAGAGTTTCATAAAAAAACTATTGGTTCAAAAAGGTAGTTCTCTCCTTAATGGCTTTCGTTATTATCATATTTCTTCTTATACATCTTTCAAGAAACACTTTGTAGATTATTCTTCTTTCAATCGGAGCTATTCGTATGCACCGGTTGAATTTGTGTGTCTTGTATACTGATAATGTAAGAAAACCTCCACGCTTAATGATATGGGAAATTACTTGACCATAATAGTTCAGTAGTCTTTCTATATCGTTACGCGTGACAGATTTAAAATTTACTGGATCCTGTTCTTTTACTTTGGCCAGGACTCTTTTACTTATTTCCTTATTTGTAAATAGCATATCATAATGATTTGCGACAAAGATAACACTTTCATAAAACATAACGTAAATGAAAACAAAATTAGTAAAACCAAATTTAAGCTCGTTTGAGCTATCTAAATTGAATTTCTATGCTGACTACTTAGGTTACATATTTAAGTTCAACAGAGAGAAGCAAAGCGCCCTTTTTGAAACCATAGAAAAAGAAGTTGCATACATACAAATGGATGAATACAATCATCTCTTTCTTGTGTGGAAAAATGATGAACGTATAGAATTTATTGATGAAAAGATAAATATTTGTATGAAACTACATGATATCAATATTTTCCCTGATGTATTTTCTACATTATCATTAATTATTGGTATGCATGTAATAACTGGAGAAACAGTTTCAAAACAAAAATATAAAAAGCTATGTCTACACACTCTGTAACTACAACCTATGATGAGTTCTTAGATAAGCTTTATGTTCTTTGTCCTATTGGTAATGCTGAGGTAATATACCAGGTTATGCTTACCATATTGAATAAACCACTTCCTACTAAAGAATTGTTGACATTTGAATTACTATGCAAGCGATTCAAAGATTATCAGAACTTCATTAAGCCGTTCAATGCCGGCGAGAAACAGTTCATCAAAAAAGACAAAGAAGAGAAAGAACTTGGAGCATATATTCAATTGGAAATGTACAAGAATGATTACAGTAAACAACACAACGATCCTAATGATTTTTATTTATTTGGAGTATGAAAGATAAACCTATTGATTTATTTAACCAACCTAAAGTAGTAAAACCAAAGAAAGAAAAGAAACCAAAGAAGTCAGCTGACCGGGACCCGAATGTTACTCTCAATAAAGAACAAGAAGAAGCCATTCAGCTATTACGAGCTTTTTTGAAATCTGATACTGATTTTGATTTTACTATTGAAGGTAAAGGAGGAACCGGAAAATCCTTTCTGATTCAAGAGTTATTTAAACGCAAGAAACAGAACTCAGATGAATGGTATGTTCCGAATACCGTAATTGGTGTATGTGTTACTCACATGGCACGTATCAACCTTATGAAGTCAATACCGAATACTACTACTTATGCTTCTGCAGCTAATCTTACAGCAATGTATGATCCTAATGGAACATTGTATTTTGTAGAAAAGTATGGTGGTAGTCAGTTTTCGGAACTTATGGGATATAAGTACATCGTAGTAGATGAATGCTCTATGTTCTCAAAAGGTATGATTGCTATGCTTCGTAAGTGTTGCTCTAAAACAGCTAAGATTATATGGCTCGGTGATTCTAATCAGTTGCCACCAATTGAAGCTGATGGAGATAATGATAGTCCTACTTTTGATTTCAAGAACAAGTATCGACTTACCATTAAAATGCGTCAAGAGAATGAAGATCATATAGCAATTCTTGGTGACGAAATTTGTGAACATATTGCCGGTGATAAAGATGTTTCTTTCCTTTCTACTATGACTCAGCAATGGGATGCAGTAAAAGGTAAAGGATATTCAATTACAACCATGGACAAAGCCATAGACAGCTATGTAAAGAACTTTCAGGCTGGAATGGATATTCGTATCACTGCATACAGAAACAAGCGTATAATCGAACACAATAAAGTAATTCGGAATATGCTTTGGGTGGAGAACTCAAATGAAATGTATGTTCCCGGCGAACTTATTGTTATGAATGAACAGTATGCACCACACATGAATATTATCGCGTACAATGGACAATCATTCCGTATTCAAAATCTACATATTGAAATGGTAGAGTTTGTTGAATGTTTTGTCATATCAGTTCCAAAAGTTGGAAGAAAACCTAAATCAAAAGAGACAGTGCAATTGCTTGTTCCTACTGAAAATGGTTATCCTCTTTACAAAAACCATTTGGATAAGCTGAAACGTACTGCGATAAAAACGCATGAATGGTCCGAACATCAAGCTTTCAAAGGAAAGTTTGCCAATATATCGTATGGCTATGCTATGAATAACTATAAGATACAAGGTAGTACCATAAAGGGATGCTATGTAGATTTAAGTGATATCATGAGTGTAAAGCCTATATCAAACAAACGTAAGTTACAAGCTTTTTATGTCGGAGTAAGTAGGCCGACTTCATTTTTAGCAATATTTTAAATTATGATAATATCAATATTTGATTACAACATCAGTGGTATTCCACCAGTTGTCGGCCCTATTGATTACCAACCTCATATGCAAGGTCATATTCATTTCGAAGAACGTAAGTTTCCGATAAGTGATATTACTCTTGAATTTATTTATGTAGGATTTTAAAACAAATAAAATGAAAAAATTAATTCATAGTCCAGCACCTTGGTATCCTATTCAATTTGCAGGAATATATATGCTTAATGATTCTGATAATTACGAATCAAAAGTATTATTATATTGTGATGAAGTAGGTGAAGATATTGCTGAAACAAATGCTATAATAGCATCTAAGGCACCAGATATGTATAAAGTATTATTTCAAGTAATACATCATGATGATAATGTAAAAGAATATTTTAGATTGCCTGATCCTGTAAGAGAAATAATTGATAATATTTTAAAAGATATTGAAACATTAAAAACAAAAACATAAATGATTAAAATTGGACTAAAAGCAAATGCTCAATGGTCTTTTGAAGCAATGAATGGCAATACGCTTGGTGGTGAAACTGATACTTCACGACAATTTAGTAGTATTATGCATCTTAGTCCGGAACAGTTCTTTGATTATAAAGAACTTCTTGACCAACATGGATTTGATAGTATTAAGTCACTGACTGAGCTTACAGAGAATCAAAAAACTGAGTATAAATGTGACTATATATGTCATGTAATTAAAAAGTAAATGGCAAAAATTTGTAAACACGAAACATGTACGTTTCCAATATTCTCTCACAACTATTGTCGTAACCATCAACACCTACGTACTGATGATAAAGCACAAAAAGTAAGAACAGCAATAACTACTTCTATTAATACAAAGAGTAAAGCTATAAAGCCTAAGTTTCGGCAGCCGACTGGTGAACTTGAATTATTCAAAGAAGTATGGAACGAACGCCCACATGTTTCAGAACTTAGTGGTGATAAACTATACTTCTTTGATATCAATAATTTCCACCATTTGCTTACTAAGAAAACGTATGAGCAATTTCGGTTGTATAAACCAAATATCATTCTTCTTACAAAAGGTGAACACTTTCAAATACATAATGTAGCTCAAAGTGTGCTTGTATCACAAGATAGTAGATGGCAGAAAGTATTTGAGAAATATCAACAACTAAAAGAGAATTACAACTATGGCCGAGAAACGGAATTACAACAGAAAACCACCATTACCGGCTAATGATTTTGGTAAACTCCCACCACAAGATATTGAATTTGAAAAAGCAATTCTTTCAACAGTCATTAATTATCCTGATAGTTTGGGTTTTGTGCTTTCTATTATTAAACCTCAATGTCTTTATAAAGTAACACATCAAAAGATACTAGAAACATTAATGGGAATGTCTGAACAGGAGGTTCCCATTGATAATACTACTCTTGTGCATGCTTTACGTAAGAATGAAATGATTGATGATGTAGGTGGTCCATATGCAATAATAGTACTTGCCGGTGAACCTCATTCACAACAAAACTTGGAATACTATTGCTATGTGATATTTGAAATGTATGTTCGACGTACTATGATTGAACTGTTCTCAAATGAAATCAATAACTTATACAAATACGATGTAGATATTAAAGAAATCTATGAACGTGTTTATGAAGAGTTAGAAAAGATATTTGAGAACTTCAATGATAAACAGATTAAGCACATGAAGAACTCAGTTGATAAGGCTATCAATGAAATTCAGAACTACTCAAGTGGTAAAGATATTTCATACCTTAGAACTGGGTTTAAATTGCTTGATGAACATGTATATCTTGCTCCAAAGTTTATCCTTGGTATAGCAGCATCACGTGGTGCCGGTAAGACTAGATTTCTTATTGAACTTATGCGTTCGATATTTGAAATCAATCCGGAAGATGTAGCTGCTCTATGGTATTCAATGGAAGATAGCGATACAAAGATCATTAGACTGTTCGCTGCAAAGAAAACAGGACTTACTGAGGCACAAATGCAAGGTAAAGGGTACAAACTATCCAATGACGAATTAAAGTCCGTTACAGGAGAGATAAACAAGTTTTCTAAGTATGATATAGATTTTGTAAATGAGCAAGAAACAATGTCAACCATATCACGTACTTTCAATCGATTCATAAAGAAAAGAGAAAAGAAAGTATGTTTTCTGATTATTGACAATATCATGCTTATTGATGATTTGTATAACAGCCCAGCCGGTTCCAACCAAATTCAAATTGAAGATAAGGTTGCGGCCAGCATTCGCGCTATCGTAAACAATGCCGATAAGAAAGGACATAAAGCTATTGTGATATTCTTGCACCACATGACAAAGGAAATGGAGAGTAAGAATAATTTCGAAGAAGCCTATCGTCCTAAGCTTAGTCACATGAAAGGAACCACTCGTTTTGCTGATGTTGCCAATGGTATTATTCTATTGAATAACCCGGGCATGCATAAAGATCTTATCAAAAAGCATTCTTCTCTTCCGGATATCAATTGTATCAATTCAAATGGTACTTCTATGTTTGTAAAAAGAGAAAAGCTTTTAAAGAATATGCTTATTGCTGAGGTAGCAAAGAATAGAGATGGTGATATGTCTGACGACTCTAAAGCTATCCAACGATGGATAGTTGATTTCGGTACTATGAAGTTTAATGAATTAAATACTCAAAAATAATGGAAGAAGAAAAATTAGGACAAAAACCAATTTGTCCATCATTAGGATATGGTCTTGGAATGTCTCAAAGATTATTTATTGCTACAATGGCAATGCAAGGATTTCTTAGAGGTGATGATACTTTAATACATTCAGAAGATGTTGCAAAATTATCATTTGAATATGCAGATGCTCTTTTAAGACAAGAAAATGAGTAAGATTGATGGTAATGTACCAAAACGTTTTCCTAATACTAAAAAGGATTACGTAAAGTATCTGAATGAGCTTGGTGAATCTCTCGGGGATGATGAATTTATCATTGCCGGCATAATGCGAAAGAGAAGAGATAACTATGGATAACTATTAAAAGACAATGATCCGGTTGCTTTCAACCTTGGTTACAATGAATGGAAATTAAATCAAAAATAAATAAATGGAAAACGCGTATAAAATTGTAGTAAGCAAAGTGTATTACATATCTCATGAAGAAGCACGTCAACGTAAAGCAAATGATGAAACAGAACGTGAATGTGCAAAACGTCTTGCTCTACGTAATATGGAAGAAGATGGACGTAATGGGTTCCTAGAGCCTTGTGAAGATAATTTTCAAGTTCATATAATATGAATAATGCAATAGAAATTAATTATTCTCTTTTTAAAGATGGATTGGGAATGGATGAAATTAGAAATATGTTTTATTCATATTGGGAATCAAACACATTTCAAAATGATGCAGTATCAAAAGGACTTCTAGAATTTACAAAAGGAAGTAAATTTATTCAAATTAAAAATGAATCAAATGAAACTGTAAAAAGTATCTTAGTTGATAGTAATACAGGTTCAATAATAAAAATAAATCATGAGTAAAATATTCGATTTTAAATCAAACAATGTTCAAGAAATGGAACTTGATGTTCTAAAACAAACATATCATGAAAAAAACTTCGATGGTAAACCCTCTTTCAATGGTATCTATCACTATGAACTTATTGAACGTATTGCTGCTATAATAGCAAAAAACAATATCAACTTCAATATTGAGTCAATCTTTGCCGCTAACAACAAAAAGGCCGGTCGTGATGGTGTATCAGTATCAAAAGAATTAGAAGCTCAGTATGGAGATAATTCTATTCAAGCGCATGTTCTTCGTCGCGTATTTACTACTATCCGGATTAATGATTTGGAAGATGATGAAACGAACACCGGTCTTGCAGTTGCATTTCACCAAGATGGAATTCAGATAGCTATTGGCCCTAACGTAAAGATTTGTCATAACCAATGTATTCTTGCAGCTGACAGAATGATTTCTACTTATGGTGGAGATGGCAAGATTAAAGACCTGGACAAAGTATTTCAAATCATTGATGATTGGATGCAGAACTTTACTGAGCAACGTTCACATGACCAAAAGGTAATATCGCGCATGAAAGCAATTGAAGTGTCTTACAACGATACTATGGCGCTTATTGGCCGGTTGAATACTATACGTGTTGTAAAAGATTCTTCTGAAAAATCATTGAAGAAACTTGAAGCAAATGTAGGTAGAAATTATCCTCTTAATCAAACACAGATTTCAACATTTGTTGAGAACTATCTATTGGAATGTATTAAGCGTGATTCTACGAATATGAGTTTGTGGGATATCTACAATATCTCTACTGAATTGTATAAGCCCGGGCAAACTGATTTTCCAAATATTATTGGACAGAACATTGCTTGGTCTGAGTTCTTAGTAAAAGAATATAATCTTTAAAAATATCATTATGGAATTTGTTGTAAAAATAGAAGATAATTGGATTGAAAATATTTATATTGTTGATGAAATAAAACATCAAATTATACAAAGTCTTTCAAAACAAATCACAGAAAATTTATTAGAAGGACATGTAAGATTAGTTGGTGAAATTGCAAGTAAAAAAGTTATTGAATCATTTGATGCAATGGCAAATAAAGCAACTGCTGATTTTATTGAAACTGGTAAATTAAAATCAAGTAGAAGTTCGGCAATGATTAGTGTTGCAGAATATATTGCTGAAAAATTTGAGTATAATTCAAATTACAATAGTCAAAAAGAATTGATTGAAAAACTTGCTAATAATTATTCTGTTGAAATGAAAAACAGATATGATATGATGTTTGCTTCTCAACTCGTTATAAAAATGAGTGAACAAGGTTTATTGAAAGAAGGAGTATTTGATTCATTGATGAAAAAGGATGAATAGCATGAAAGACGTAAATATTGAAAATGCTTTTGTAGTATTGAAAGGTAATCACATGTCAAATGACATTGAGCTTGGTAGTATCTTTCTCGAATGTAAATGCGAACGGTTCAAATTGAAAGTTCTTTCTTATGAACGTAAATTTAAAGATGGGAATACTATTTTTGAACTCGATATTGAAAATCCACATGATTTCAAAATGGCTGTATTTATCAATAATGAAGTGTCATTGAGTTATTGGACAAAGAAACGTTCTGATGTGTTTATCATTGGTATGATGCCAGTTATCTTAGCTGATGGAACAATTCGATATTTTGTATTCAATCAGTTTGCAGAAGAAAAATTGTACATTGCTCCAGGTAATCATTTAGGAATGGAACTAACAGTAGTAAAATACAAAAGTTGTACTGCTACATTTGGTGAAGGACCTGGTTGGGCGACTATCTACAGTATCGATAGCCATCAAGAAGGACAAGGACATGCTCAGGAACTACTTATTCAAGCAAAAGCGTATTATTCCTTACTTGATAAAGAAATGGCTTCTACAGTAGCTTTAAACCCTACTGTGGAGCATATCTTGGAAAAACTTTCTATTAAAGAATACAAATAATTAGCGAATTGTTTGGTAAACTTATAGAATTGTCTTTTCTTTGCAGTGTTCAATCGGAGTGACTATCGAATGAACATTCGGTAGTACCCTTTTGATACACTTAAGACCCCGAAGGAATGTCACTCCCTTTCGGGGTTTTTTGCGTTTAATAATTAATGAATATGCGTACAATAAAATTATCTATATCACAAGCTAAATTGGCAGTACAATCTAAGAGTAGATTGGAAGCTTTAGCATTTGCTATTCAGATAAAAGGTATGTATGTTTCATCTTGTCTAATGGATTGCTCTTCTAGTGATAAAAGTATAAAATACTCTAAGCTAAAAGAGCAATTTCATTTAGGACATGACAAGATTAAGAGAATAATAAAAAATGGTATTGAATATAAATATATTCGATTTGAAAATGGAAAATTAATAGCTAATAAAATGTATTCTGAAAAAGAATTAATTATTCGTCTTGATTTCAATTCAAAAGAATCTCTTTATAACAATAATCAGATAAAATCTCTTATTCAAAAAACAGTTATTATTGACCATATCAATAAAATTTCATTTATCAATGATACAATATATACGGTGAAGAATTGTAAAGTTTCTTATAAACAAAGAAAAACAGCAATGAAAAAATTATATAAGTATGCAGTGAATATTCCAAATGAATTAATAGGATTGAGTTATGATAGCATTTCTAAAATTGCAAATGTAAATAAAAACAAAGCCATTTTTTATATCAAAGAGTTAGTGAGTAAAAATGTAATAAATAAGTCAGTAAATCTTATTTTTACTGGTATTAAAGCTAAATCAAAAGATAAATCAATTCAAATTGAATATAAGAAAAATGGTAATAGTGGCTATTTAAGAAAAATAAATTATATGTATTACATACAAAGCAGTAATATATATTCTATATCCAATTTTAGTTTAATTAAGTATGCATGATTTCTTCACCCAAATATATGTGTAATAAAATAGGAGAGTAATATATGTCAATGAATAAAGAATTAATTGATAAATATGTTTTCAATTCAATTAAATATGGTTCTAAAGCAGAACAACTTTTATTGAGTAAATTAATGATGTCTAATATTGATTTTAAATATAAATATAAAGTGCCTAATGATATAACTTATTACATGGCAAATTTTTATATTCCACATAAAAATATAATTATCAATATTAGTCTTTCTATAAATGTCAAACAAGCAGAAATTGTCAAAGATGATTTTTGTAAAAGCAAAGGTTTTAAAGTCATTCGTATTTTAGAATCAAACATTTCCTCATTTGATATTTCCTCTGTGCTATAACTGCACAAACAAATCTATATTTATTTTATTATGAATGAAATTGTTCAAATTCCATTAGTGTATATTGTTGCGTCCAAGTTAAACCCTCGGAAAACAATAAACCAAGACTCTATAATTGAGTTATCACAAAGTATTAAATCAGTAGGGTTGTTGCAGCCTATTACTGTACGTAAAATTGAAGAAGATGATTATCCAACAAATGATGTTTATGAAGTAATCATGGGTTATCGTCGTTATTGTGCATGTAGTCATCTTGGAATGACAACAATGCCATGTATCATTGTAGAAATGGATGATGAAGAAGTACTGGATGCAATGATCATTGAGAACTTACAACGCCAGGATATCGAACCTATGGATGAAGCGCGGGCATTTGCTAACCTCAATAACAAAGGTTGGACTGGTGAAGATATTGCTGTAAAGGTTGGTAAGCCGGTTCTATTTGTAATGCATAGAATACGCTTGCTTGAGCTTATTGCTGAGTTTGTAAAAATGTTTGATGAAAATGAATTATCCATTTCTCATGCTTATGAATTATGTAAGCTTGACAAAGATATTCAGTTAGATATTTACAAAACTCGTTATAGCGAAGAAGCCAGTGATTACTATCGGTGGAATGATCTTAATCTAAAAGATTTAAAATCGAAAATACAAAATCTTGCAAAGAACTTAGACAATGCTTCTTTTAGCTTGGCTGAGTGTATTACTTGTCAGTTTTGTACTTCTATCCATGGTTCTTTATTCCCGGACTACAAAATCAATTCTTGTACTAATAGCTTCTGTTATGATGATAAAATCTTTGAACATCGTATGAACAATATTATTCTTGCACATGAAGAAGATACTACTATTATGATTCGTTCATTAGGTACAAGTAATCGGGTTCTTGATAAGCTGAAAGAATTGCATATACCAGTTGTAGTGTTTAGTACCGAAGAATACGATTTTGAGCATGATAAGAGCGATGATCTATCCTTTCATGATAAAATGGTCAAGAAAGGATTTGAAGCTGTTTACGGGCTTGATACATGGTCTGGTGGTGATAAGATGTTTTATATAAAAGCAAAGATTACCAAAAAAGATATTGCTGCTGCAGGAACAGTTCATCCGGAACTTATAAAGCTTGACAAAGACCTTGTTCGTAAAGAGGAAATCAAAGAGGAAAAGATTAATGCTGATCTTAGAAGTCTTATTTCCGGTAGTAACTATCGTGAGATAAGTACACCACTACTTCCTATTGAAGAAACTGCTTTTATGGCTGTCATATTCTATATGGCTTCTAACAGTAAATTAAAAGAGATAAGAACAAAATTCAAGAAAGATTTGTCTTACATGGAAAACATACAAAACATGTTACCCGAGGATATTATTACATTGAAACGCTGCTTTATCAAACAATGTATTGTTGGAACAGAAGTAACTCATGATGCAGATGTACAGAATATCCTTTCAAACATTTCTAATGTCTTTTACTCAGATAAGTTTGGGGAGATTGTCGAAGAACATACGGCTACATGTAACAAACGTAAGGATCGTATTGCTATTCGTAAACAAGTCATTCTTGATGAATTGAATCCAGTAAAGAAAGAACTTGTTGAAAAGAAAACAGTATCATTAGCTGATGCTGATGCACAGGTACCTTATATCCCTAAGCAAAAAGAAGAAAATGAATATGTCAAATTTGGTAACATTGGAGAATAATCAATTAGATAAGGATTTAATAAAAGAACACAATGAATTAATCAAATCAAAAAGCAAATCTCCTAGGATATATGAAATTCGAATGGCCATTTTTAAAAAATATAAATGTACATGGGATGATGAAACCGGATTAATTTATTTAGACCTTGATTATAATCCAATTAAAGAAAGTTCAAACAAAAAAGAACAAGTAAAAAAACAAATAAGTGAAATTTCTATGAATGCAAAAAACATATTATTACAATGTACAGTAGTACAAAATCGCGTATATCTACCGGACGAACAAATCGACCGTAAGCTTTATATGGAAGTTGCAAAAGCGTTAGAACTTATCGGTGGTAAATGGACTGGTGGTAAAATAAAGGCCTTTGTGTTTGCTGAGGACCCAACAGATTTATTAGCCGAGATAGCTAGTGGTGAAAAACGTAATCTAAAGAAAGAACATCAATTCTTTGGTACTCCGCCAGAACTTGCTGACAGACTTATAGAACTTGCTCAATTAAACAACTTTGATCGTGTTCTAGAGCCTAGTGCCGGACAAGGTGCTATCGTTGAAGCAATGCAACGCAAATGGCATAATATCGTGCCTACATGTGTTGAGAATATGGGACTCAATTCTATTGTTCTTACAAAGAAACAGATTACCCATTTCTTTCAAGACTTTCTTACTTCAGAATGTAGTAAGCCATTTGATAAGGTTATCGCTAATCCACCATTCACAAAGAATCAGGATATTGATCATATCTATAAAATGGTAGAAGTCTGTAAACCCGGGGGAATAGTGGTATCATGTGCTTCTAATCATTGGAGAGAATCAAAGAACAAGAAAGAAACTGAGTTCAGAGCTTTTCTTGATGGTATGGGTGCTGTTATCGAAGAAATACCAGCCGGTACCTTTAAAGAAAGTGGAACTATGATTGCAGCTTGTATTGTAATCATTCATGTATGACAAACGATAGTACCTTGAATAATGACCTATTTGCTATGTATCAAGAGCAAGAAGCCCTTGAATTTAGTAGATGGGTCAATTCGGTAGAGAAGCATGTAAGTACGCTTAAAACGAAGCTATGTAAGTCATGCAACAAAAACAAATTAGAAGTAGTAAGTATGTATAAAGCAGAATGTACAAATTGTCTAACATTAAACTCATTTTAAAATGAAAAGAGAAAATATAAAACGTGCTTCTGAATTAAGTTCTGAAATAACTGGACTTGAACAATTGCTAGAAGATATAAAACTTCAAGAAAAAACCAAAATTGTAAGTGGATTTTCAATTATGATTCCAGCAAATAGAAATTCATCTGGAGTTTCTATTACTAGATATATATCAAAAGAAATGAGAGATATATTAGTAATTCTAGCTAAAAATGAAGTAGAAAGAATTATTGCTGAAAAAGAAAAAGAAATCGAAACACTTTAAATAACACAACATGTCACAAGAAATAGAAAAGTTTATATCATTAATTAGAGATTCGTTTGTTGGTTCTCAGCAAGTATATACAAATGGAAGTTGTTATCATTTTTATCTTATACTTAAAAATATATATCCAAGTGCAAAATGTTGGTATGATGAAAGTCATATTATTACAGAAATTGATGGTAAGTTTTATGACATTACTGGAGAAGTACAAAAAAATTCAAATCTTTTAATTATGGATCATCCAGCTCATTATAGTTTAAAAAATCCATTTAATATTTACAATATACAAAAATAAAAATATGTCAGAAATTAAAATTCATATCAAGAATTACAAACTTCTCAAAGAAGGAGAATGGGATTTATCAAATGGTACTATCTTCTTCGCACAAGGCGGAAACAAAAAAGGTAAGACTTCTTTCTTGAATCTTATCCAAGCACTCATGGAAGTAAAAGATACTACTGTCAATCCAGTAACTTTTGGTGAGAAAGAAGGATTTGCTACCGGTACAATACCTGGCGCTGATGGTTTACAATACCAATTTCGTTACGACTTTAATATTGATGGTAAGAACAAATTTCAGTTCATTGCTCCAGACAATAAAGTTGTCAAAGGAATTACTGAAATGCGCGCTATCTTCAATTATACTCATTTTACATTGGAAGAGTTCTTTGAATGGAGTAAAACAGAACCGGGCCGTGCTAAACAACGTGCTATCTTCATGAACTTACTTTCAGAAAAAGAACGTGAAGAGATAATGAAAATAGATGCTGAGATTCATCCTACAAAAGGAACAATGATCGATTCGCGTAAAGAATTGAATAAGTCAGTTGACTTCTTGAAAAAGAGTATTGACAATATCGTATTCAATCCGGAACAACAAAAACTTATTACTGATGCTCCGGCTATTCAAAAGTTGTTTACTGAACTTACTGCTCGTAAAGAAGAGATTGATGAAACAATTAAAGGATTCGATACTTATCAAGTGAAGTTGGATGCAGAAAATGAAAAACTGGATCCACTAAAAAAATCACATAATAAGCAAGTGGAAAGTCTTACTAACTCCATTCGTTTTGCCAAAGAAGAAATTGACCGTCTTACCAAAGAATTGGCAGCCGATGAAAAGAAACTGGAAACTGAGAATGCTGAGTACGAAACTTCTGAAAAAGCAATCACTGCAGCAATCACTGAATTGAATACTAAGTTCGATGTGAAAGTACTTGAAGCTGCAAAATTAGAATTAGATGGTGATGGTACTGAAAAGAATATTGGTCTTGCCAAACGATTAGAGATTGGCCAGACAAAAATCAATCAGTATAATCAATTGGATGTATTAGTAAAACAAAAAGCAAAGAATGAAGAAGATCATAAAAAGAAGGAAAGTGAAGTTAGTGAGTTGGACGAGAAGATTACGACTCTCCGCACCAAGAAAAAGGAAATCATCAAAAACAGTCAGAACATGCCGGTTGGTTGGTCGATTGATGATGATTATGTTACTATCGATAATATTCCTTTTCTGGAAACTGATATTTGTAAGTCGGAAGCGACTGCTGCTATTGCTCAATTGATGATGCGCGTAAATAAGGCTCCATTGATGCTTATGGGCGATGCTGAGGCCTTGGGATATGAAGTACTCAATAAGCTTGAGGAAACAGCTAAGAGTCTTGGTAAGGTAATGCTATTCGCTGAACATGTTCGTTCTGCTGATGAAATGCAGTTGGTTGGTTATGATCAAATCGACCATGAAGTAAAGAAAGAAGATAAAGAATTATTTTAATAACTAGAACCTTCTCACTGGTATAGGTAAAGTGATATTCTATTATGAGTGAAAATACTGGTTCAAGACCTGCAAGTATTGCAGAAGTTATTGCTCCTATTTGCTATCAAGCAAATAAAGCATTTTGCGAAAGTTATGGTGATTATTCTCAAAAAGATTGGTATCAAGCCGATGATTGGCAAAAACAAAGTGCTATTAAAGGTGTACAATTTCGTATTGAAAATCCGGATGCTGGACATGATGCACAGCATAATTCATGGATGGCTGAAAAAGTTGCTGATGGATGGGTATATGGAGAAAGTAAAAATGCAGAAGCAAAAACTCATTCATGTATTGTTTCTTTCGAACAATTACCTATTTTCCAACAAAAGAAGGATGCATTATTCTGTGCTATTGTAGATTCTTTGAAATAAAACTAAAACCTAGTGCGGTATAGGTAAGCCAATCAATAATTATGGATTTTATACAAGCTATCAACACTTATCCAATGATTCAAAGAATTGGATGGAATGGTAACGGACTATTTGTATTTCAACAAATACCTTCTGAAATACCAATTTTTGTTGTCCTAAAAATGCAATCATTACCTGAAGCAGTAAAAGATGAATTTGCACGTCGTTTTGAAGTTCCAATGACAAAAGAAGAAGCAAAACCATTTTTGTCTATTCGTTACAACAATCAATTAGCAATAGTTGATAAGGAAAACAATATCAATGGATGGGCACCTTCTGTTTCTGATGCATTGGCCGAGGATTGGATTGGATATATACCGGAGGTTTAAAATGGGAAAAGTATCAACAATTGATACCAAACGCAATCTTTGTGGTAATTGTAAAAGCAGCTACCCTGATTGCACTGGTCAGCCGGAATTTGGCGATAATGTCGGAAATAATAATGTTATCCGATGTAAGAAGTATGTAAAGAAAAAAACAAATGTTGTTCGCGTATCAGTAGGTGAAGAGTATTTTGTTTATATTTTGAAAAATCAAAATGTTTCTATGAATGATTTCATTTCAAGAAAAAGAGTAGAAACAAACAACACTACAGATAATCTGTATTATGAAGTTGGAAACTATTTTCTGACAGAGGGAGATTGCAAATCAGAGATTGAACGAGTAACAAAATTGAAACGTAATGGCACAAGGTAAATTAATCAGTTTCGTACCACTGATGAAAAATGGCGTACAAGATACATATAGTGGAAGTAATGGTATGCTTTATAAGTTTACTGTTACTCTTGATAATGCCGGTACACAAGTAACCGGAACAGCAAATAGTAGCAAACAACAACCATCATGGAAGATTGGTGAAGAATATACTTATGAAGTAGCAATACAAGGAAACTATACCAATATCAAAAATATGAAGTCTATAAATCAGGCTGGTGGTTTTGGTGGCAGTGGTGCTCGTGTTCCTAATCCTAGCTTTGTAGTACAGAAATGTCTTGAAGCTTCATTGGAATGTACTTTCAAATTCTTTGAACTTAATCCGGATGTGTACAAAAGTCAAGCTGCAGAAGATGGTGTATTGAATTTGTTCTATACATTCACATTAAAAGGTGATGAACAACAACGATGGATGAATATTGCCGGACTTCGCTTTGCCTTACAAAAGATGCAAGCGAATGGTATGTTTGATAAAGCAGAAGGAGTAACACTTACTGCGTGGACTATTGAAAAGGCTAAAACTATTGCAGCTTCTATGTCCTCAGTAGTAAAAGCTCAAGTAGAATTTGAAAAGGCTAATCCACCCAAATAATTTATGCCAGATAGATATTCAATTAAAAAGAATAAAGAGAATGGATTATTTAATGTTTATTTTGGAACAATGTATTGTTTTACTTATGATACTTATCAAGAAGCAAAAGACCATATTCAAAATATGAAAAAACGATATAAAAATGAGTAAGACATATATCAATCAGTCATTAATAAAAAAGTTCTTCTACAAAGGAGAAAAACGTGATTACTGTGCTATGGCCATAAAGGCTAATACTATTGATAAAACAGTAAGTCGGGAATCACTATCAATGACATGTGGTAATTATTTTGAAACACAATGTCTGGGTGCTTCTATTGGTGGCAAGAAAACACTTGATTTGCCAAGAAAGAAACTTACTGCTAAGCAAATTCTTGCCGGTCAAACAATAGGTGATAAAAAAATTGATCAGATACGTATTGACCAGCAAGTGATGATGTTCAACAAACTCAAAACTGAATATCAGATACCAATAGAGAAAGAGATGAATACCCAAGTCGGTGTAAAGAAAATATGGAGTAAGAATGACAATATTATCTTACAAGGTGAGATTGATATATTCCCTGCTTCTATTGCATTACCGACACGTGGTTTACGACTTTGTGCTATTGATTTAAAGCTTACTGGTACATTCTCTGACTATGGTGAGTTCTGTTGGGGTTCTCCAACTAATTTAGACGGCATACAAGGCAAGATGTATCATGAGTTGATACGTGACATTGATTTGGACTTTAATATGCAGGAAAACCCTAATAGTACAATTCATCAAGTTTTTACTCCAACAGTAAGAAACATATTAAAGAACAACGATCCTTTATTCTTCTTTTGGGTATTCAATTATAAAGAAGCAATAAACAATAAATTTATTGAAGTAGAATATAACAAACTTGCTCAGGCAGAACTTCATGAATCTATCCGTAGAACTGTAGAAGAATTGAATAAGAATGAACGTGATAACTGGCAAGGTATGGTTCCTAATATTGATAACTGTAGCCAATGCGCGTTGCTATCTTGTCCTTCCCGAACAGAGAAAAAAAAAGAAATAGAAGAACAACAAAATTTCGAAGTCATTTAATGAGTAACGAAAATATCAAATCAGCTATGAATACCTACAATAATGCAATGTTGCTGCGTAGGTATTTGTTGTCTGACTATATCAAATCAAGAATAGATACAAAAGAGCTTATAAAGGGCATTCAAATGTGTGAAATACTTATTATTACTAATGCATTAATTATAAATAAAAATGGCCGGATGGACGAAAGCAGATAGAGCAAAGTTTCTTGAACGATGTGATTCAAGAAAGAATATAATGCCACAAGAAGTAATATCAACACAAGGTAGTCTTTTTGAAGAAGTCATTGAAACAGACAGTGTAAATCCTCGATATCAGAAATTACGATTAGTATTACTCTATCCGGAACTTGATACAAATGAAAAAGGTAATCCTATTCCTAAGCAATCAGCGCGTTTTATGGTTACCCGTTATAGTAATGGACCCAAGAAAGGAGAAATCCTTGTTTATCCAAATAAGCATACCGGTAAGCCTGATGTACTTATTAAATCATATCAAGATGCACGTATCACCAATACAGTAAAAGCATTACAATTACAAGTATTGAAGCAACTTGGAGAAATATCATTTACTAAGTTTCGTGGTGCTGTATTTGTTACTCGTCTTGAATTTATATTTAAAGTATCTGATTCGGCACCTAAGTACATGAAAGATGATCTTACTGCCGGTACTAAGATTTACTTTAAAGATACGGCTCCCGATTTAGATAACCTTGAAAAGATGATATGGGATGCTATGCAAGCTGAAAAGGCTGAGAAAGATGTAAAGAATGCTCTTGTAGGTCTTGTGTATGATAATGATGCACAGATAGTATCTAAGAATGGTATTTTTAAACGCTGGGGTCTTAGGCCAGGCGTCATCGTAGAAATGGAAGGCCCAATTTAATAAATATTGTATGATTGAAATTAAAAAAGGAATTGTATTTACTGATGAAAAAAAGGATATACAATATACTATTTCCTTAGTAACTAAAACAATTGTTCAAGTTACATATGAAGGAGAAATGGTTGAATTTACAAGAGAAGAATTTGAAAGTATAAATAAGTTATCACGATTTGAAACAGTGAAAAATGATAAAAAGAAAAGAGCTAACTAACTACACTAATTCCATAAAGGAAAACATATTTGAAATATACGATAATAAAAAGCATCGGTTATCAAATGAATATTTATCATTAGATGCTATTAAAAGTCTTTGTGATTGTTCTCTTGCTAAACGTAAAGGTAAAGAAGCTAATTTTAAATCATTTGGATTAAGTAATAATGCCGTTGAACAATACTATGATTATAACTTTGAGGTATTCATAAAGGATAGTGTTGAATATTATCTTGCAATGGCCTATATTCAACTAATTGCTTATGGTTGGATACATGGTATGGAAATAAGTTTTGAACGCTCTAAATCGATTGATTTCATCCGTTTTAATTCAGCAGATTGTATTACTATAATAGTATCTGAACTACAGTTTGAAGAACATCCAAAAATGGAAAAGATAATTAATCAAATGCTATTTCTTATTGAACTTCTTTGTCGACAATGGAAAATTGATTTACATTCTATAGTAGACCAAACAATAAAATATATTCAAGTAAATAATAAATACAAAATACATGAAGTATGATTCCAACAAAATTTTATACTAAAGCAGAAGTTGCTGAAAAAGAATCAAGAGTAGAAGCATTGATATATCTTGTTCATCAGCTTGCGGACATACAAGAAGGATATATTCTTGATGCAATGGAAATACTGAAAGATGTAGGTGATTACCGGTTCCGTATAAAACAAGATATTGATAAGTTGAAACACCTTACCGGAACACTTCGAGAAGAAGTATGGAAACGAAACAAAGATAATATTTCTGCTGTCGTATTATTTGGAGAAGAAAGTGAATCACTCAAAAACGTAATTGAGAATTTCTTCTTTAATCTTGATCTTAATGAAATGGTTCCGGCATGTACTGACACAAATGACATTTATCATGAAAAACATAACTAATCTAGCAAAGCAATATGCTACTGAAATACTAAAGAGTAATTCTTTTGATAGTATTCATAGTTTTATTGAAAATGGATATATCAATGGATTTAATAAATGTGATGAATTTATTGATATGACATTATTAAAGCATCCAATGAATACTGATATCATAGTAAAAACCCATAAAGGGAGTACTTACTTTGGTAAATTCATTTTAATATATGATAATGTTCTATTTCGACCAGACCTTACTAAAGGTGATGAAGATTTAAAATTTGAATATATAAAAGAATGGAAAAACGTAATTAATAAATAAGTAATATGACAATAGATAATTCAAACAATTGGATAATAATGACAACTGAACATGTTGTTTTATTTCAAGGGTCAAAAGAAATGATACAAACAACTTGGGACTGCAATACTCGTACATTAGAGGACTTACAAAGTGAGTATCGACATCTTTATACTGCAGAAGTAATGAAGAAGATTTATGAAGAAGAACAGATTGATTACAAAGGAGAATTATTATTAATGGAAATACATAACAGCTTAGTCAATGATTAAAGTAAGAGATATCACCGAAGCAAAAGCAATTGATTTGTTTACTTCTCAGTTTGGAAATGATGTTCTTTCTCGTTTTGATAAATTCAAAGAAGAAGTAAAAGAATTATATGAAGCATTTGATGAATATGAAACATATATTGCTAATGATGTTGTAATGCCACCAGAAGCATTAGAACACCTATTAGACGAGTTTTCTGACGTTCAAGGTACGTTTACTCATCTATCTAGTTTATTTGGCTTATATCAACAAGAAATGCTTCATAACTGTATAGACAAAGTAACAGGTAGAATGATTGATCCAAACTATAAAAGAAAATAATATGTCAACACTAGACGAAAAAGCAAAAGAAAATCAATATCCATACAATTATCCTAAATTTGGAATGTGGGCTGTTGAAATAACAGAATATATAAGTCGTAATTGGTTTAAAAAAGGTTATGAGTTATGCAAAAAGGAATTTGAAGATAAGCTTCAATGGATTTCAGTTGATGAAAAAGAACCTGAATGTACTATTGAAGATGAAGGCATTTATTGGTCGGAATATCTTGAAATAAAAGTCAAAGGTTATAATCATCCTTTCATTGGTTATTATGTAAAAGCAAATGACGATCAGTTCTTTGATTTTATTCATAAAACAGTTGATGAAGGAATTAAACAAGAAGATATTACTCATTATCGTTTCATACCTTAAAAATATAAATTTGTATATAATAATTCTATCTTTTTATATACATTTGTACGTGTTATTTAAAAAGTGAGATTTTTGCAATTTTAGTTAGATTTTTTATACGTCAAAGAGACAGAATGCTGTGAAGTATGTAAAGCTCAAAAAGAAAGCCATCTTTCCTATTCGTAGGTTAGATGGCTTATTTTTTTAATTCAATTTTTCAAGATCGTCAACTTCTTTTTGTAATCGCTTAGCTCGTTTATCAGCAACTTCTTGATAGTGTTCTTTCAGTTCCTGAGCATTCATATCATTTATTTTCTTACGTGCTGTCCAGTCTTGAAGCATGTTGTCATTATCTCCTAATAACTCCATAAACCATATAGCATCATATACTGGTCCAGTATAAGCAAATAAACGCGTCCACTTCTTTTGTCCTGTCATAAGCCCCATGATGTTGTCTATAAGGCCTGACATTGGAACAATATTACTCTTTATGGAGTCATAGTTCGAATAAGAAAGAAGTTCGCTATAAAGCCATGAAAGTTTGTCCTTATCTCTGTCACTCATTCCATTTGCTGCAAGCATGTTTATACCTACTAAAATAGAAGTAAAGAAAGTAGCACTAATCATTGACCGGGCAAGATTGTATTTTGTCATTGGGTCCATCTCTTCCAAATCAGAAAACTTCATATCCTTAGTACGAACAACTTTTACTACATCAGAAAGATAGTTCCACATAGAAGCAAGTGTTCCCTCTATCATAATTTGTTTCTTGATAGTTTCCCATTCATTATTTTCATTCAGTTCTGCAGTAACGTCGGCACCATAAGATGTCATTCTTCTACTACCAACTAAATTGAATATCTTCCCTGGCAAGAAAGTACGGAACTGAGTAAAGATACGACCCGAGAATGTATTCCCTAAAAGCATCTTTTGATATTCATCCATAGCACCAATAATATACTTGTCAGCATACCATTTGAAACGAGTGTTTACTTCTTCAAAATCATAACCCACTTCCATATTTTCAGTATCTTTTATGATACCTTGGTCAATCATCTGTTTTGTCTTTCTATCCCAGATAGCTTGTTCTTTACCACTGATCATTTTACCCTCTTTATCAAAGTAACGAGTATCTTTCAACTTATCATATTTCAATGTATCAGTTGTCTTATCATAGGTATGAGCTTCATAAGAACCATCATGTATCATAAATCCGACCATGGTAGTTAGTCTGGCCGCGATATCAGAATAGTAATTACCAATATGTGCCAGTTGTGATTGGAAAACGTTCTTATCAATATTTGTTGTAAAAAATGACTCAATAGCTTCCATCTCACTACCATTTACTAAACCAAACTTCTTACCTAGCGCCATAACTTTTTTATGGTTCATAGCAAGTTCAAGATTTGCTTTAGTCATATCTTCTGGAGTAGGAAAGTTCAATCGTTTATTTTCATCAGTAAACATATTAGCAGCCTTAGTAGACAATGCTTCTATGATTTGTGACTGAGTATTGAAATAAGCTGAACGTACCCATACAAGTGGACGATAACCAAGAGCCATGAAAGAATAAGCATTAGTGATATTCTTTACAATAGCTGCAGTCTTATCAGTAGGATCATCTTGTGACTTTCCTTTGATAATTCTGTCAGAATATTCTTTCAAAAATTCATTAGTATATTTCGTTTGAATGTTATACTCTTCTTTTAATATCTGATTCCATTGAATAGCTTTATTCATGGCAGGGATCATTCTATTCTCAATCTCAATAGTACGAATGCTATCATCTACAAACATGCTAAATACATATTCTAAGTTCATAGTCTTTTTACCATAGAATTTCAAATCACCTTTGTATCTATTAGGTGTAGTACTGTCTGTTGGCATAAGTCCCATACGTATCATCTGTTGCTGTATAGACTGCTGAGATCGAAACCGTGAGTTCATATGTTGATAATTATCTGAAATCAAATCATTATCAATAGTCACATCTTCTATTCCGGACATAAACTCAGAAATAGCTATTTGATCCCACCCTTTACGAACCATCTCTTTGTATTTCTTGTCGCGGAATAACTCTTGTTTAGTCTTTTCCAAAACAGGAATATGCCCTGGAACCATTTTACTCAATAACTCATTACGCAACTCTTCTTCTTTCTTTGGCGTTGACCGGCGCGAGTTATCATGCATTGCATTGGCAAGGTAACGTTCTTTTACTGTTTCAAGAATAAGGTCGGCCAGAGCAATATCTTCTGTAGTAAGTCCGGCTTTCTTAGCTTCTTCGACATTGTAAGATCCATACAATTGATTATTGAGAATGATAGGAACAATATCACCTTTCTTATTCTTATCACTATCCTCAGTAAGCAATAACTCTCCTTTCTTGAATAAGTGACCAAATACTTTCTCGGGTTGATTACCGAGGATGTTTAATGACATACCACGCGATTCAAGTGATTTTGTCAGTGCATCATTAAACTTTGCTTTATAGTCATTCAATTGATTGACAATAATAGATTTTGTTGCTTCGGCTTCTACAGAATAGTATTGAAGGATATCAGATTTAATATTGTGGATATTAGTAAACTTCAACCAAGTCTTATTGATATCTTTTACTTGTCCGTTATTGATACCTACACCTTGTTTGAACCATACAAGATACTGAGTAATCAATTTGTGTTCCGGATTGTTTATCCAATTCTTGTCTTTTATCTCTATTGCCCGGGCACGATCGCTAAGTAGTTTGAAATGTTCATAACTGTTGAAGTTATCAGTCATAGCATTTTTCTGTACTTCATCCATATTCAATGATTGATAGTAAGCAGCATAATACGTTTCTAGCTTATCTCTCCAACTCTGGTATATACTATCCTCATTCCATGCTTTATCATCGCTTAAAAGCTCTTGAAACCATTTATACGATAATGATTTTTCATCCATGACAGCTTGTACTGATGGAAGAGTAAATAAATCTCTACCATTGGCCATTGCTTGATGAAGAGTAGAAAGCATACGTGGTTGAATAGAAGTACCATTAAAACCAATAACACCATAGCGACGTAAGGTAAGTTTCTTATTATTCTCTTGAGCAAGTTTATTCATGCCGGCAATAGTCACTCCGAGTAATACTTGTCGTATATCTCCCTGACTATTGCTCATATTAAACTTACGACCTTTTTCTGATTTGTCATTACCTAAGTTTGAAGCAAGTGATTTCTTATGTGAATCCATAAGGTTATCTTGAAACCCAAGAACGGAACCGGTTAAGTCAATAAGTGATACATCAACTTTGCTGTCAGACATAGTATGTACTATCACAATAGGATTAAAACCAACAATAGCATCATTGTATAATGGTGCCAGCGCTTGTACGTTTGTCATATCCCGATAGTTCATAACAGTAGTCATAGGTTCGTTTATACCAAGCAATTTAATAGAACGAACAATGTTCTCAACTACTGTATCAGAGAAACCATATTCAGAGAAAGTATCTTGAATAAGTGTTTCAAGTGGAACAGAAGTATCTGAGATATGCTTATTAAGTATTTCGACAATATTGTTGTTGAATGAGTTCATCATCTGCTGACGACGTACTAGCATTTCATTCTTTATACTGGCCATAACTTCATTGTCCGGCATACTATTAGGATAACTATACATCTTACCATAGTCAACATAGATACGATCCTTATCTCTTTGCCAAAGGTTCGCAAATATGTTTTCAACCATCTTTTCTTTTGCTTCCGGATTTTCAAAGTTAAGTTGTCCGTACTCTTCATTGTTGATAAGGAATGGAACTACCTCAGCGACATTCTCAATAGGCTTAAATCCTATATCAGCTTCATAGAAACCATCACTATAATAGTTCTTCAATAACTGTTCTACCTCTACCGGCCCAAAATCAATAATCTTTCTACCATTAAGAATATCTTCTGTCAATGCATTGAAAATGTCATTCAATGTACCTTTCTCAAAGTTTACATTATCAAGTGCTGAGTTAGCAGTTATTTTACCAGATACTAGATTACCTATTGAAGAGAATAAGCTACTGACAATATCATATACTTTTCTGAATATATCTTTTGATCGAATAGAAGATACATAGCGATTGTTACGAGCAAGAAACTTGTTTACTTCTTTCTGTGAAGTCATACCACTTACTGCAGCAGCATATTCATAGAGTTGATGAACCTCGTCAAGCTGCCAATACTTTTTGCGTATCGAGTCCATGATTTCTTTATTGTCTGCAATTGAATCACGTACTTTACTCATAAACTGATTGTACTTATATCCATCAGTCATTTCAAGAACGTGAATCCATACGTGTGTAAGCTCATGAATAGGAGTATCAACATTCATTGATTGAGTATTCAAGTGTATTCCGGTAGCATCTACCCACGCGCGATCAGTAGCATGTTCGGTATTACGTGTTGTCTCAAAACTTTCAACTTGTATTTTAAATCCCGGTACCGCTTTCTCCAATGAATGAATAAACGAATTAGTCTTTTCTGCTGTTGCAATAAACTCTTTACGTAGCTTGTAGTCTTTAATACCTTCCGTTTCTGCCACTTTCTCCCCTATCTGAATAGATTTACCCGACTTAGTGATAATGTTGTCATTTTCGTCAAGTATGTAATCATTTTCTGATATAGTATTCTTAGCAACAAATTTTTTGAATCCAGTAATATCTAATTCAGAACCTAATTGATATACATCATTCTTAGTATATATAGATAAAACTTGATTACCCGCATCTAATCCAACAACAGTATCACTATTATCAATTAATTTATCAATATCTATATTTTTATTTACCCATAAATTTTCTCTTTCAGTTTCTCTTCCGCTTTTATCTATAAGTTCAGCATCTAATTCAATATTGTATTTCCTTAAATCAAGTACATTGTTTGAATTTATGATAAATGGTTTTACATTTTTACCAAATACTTTAGCATAATTTTCATCCGGTGTAAAGTATTTCCCATTTTTATTATTTTCGTTTTCACCTCTAAATAATATTTCTTTGTTTTTGCTATCAGGGAATATACTTTCAATATATTTTGAATATTGTTGCTTAGTTCCAATAGTACTAAGTTTATCATTATCATTAAATAATTGATCAACTCCATTTTTAATCTTAGTTGTATCTTGACCACTGAGAACAGAAAACTTTTCAGTAAACATATTCGCGCGATACTTCACTGCTTTATCTACACCATAGCGTTCCACTAACTGCTGGTATATTAAAGATGGATTCCCATCAGCCGTTAAGCTGACAGGATTACCATTGTTCTTTGCATAGATAGTATGTGCTTTACCATCTCCGACGATTGCTGATAAGGCTTTGTATTCCTTATCATTTTTGTTAGGACATTTACTCATAGAATTGATTATTTACATTTATTTTTTTCATCATTATTATCTGACTCATTATCTTGTGCCGGAGTACCAATAGCGGGTTCACCTTCTGCAACTTCTTTCTTGCTATCTTTCTTTGCTATCTCACTATCGAATAGTTCAAGTGATCCTTCCAATGTATTCAACATTTCAGAACGTTTGCTTTCTGTTGCTTTCATCTCAGCACGTACTGCCGGATTAATCATTTCAACAATAGCACTACGAGCAACCTTTCCATAAGTAGTAATCCCTACTGACATATCTTCAACTTCTTTATTGAAAGTAGTTTTCTGATTAGCTAAGAAATCAGTTGATGAAATCTTACTAGTAAGTTGTTCCACCATGTTCTTTCCTTGACTACTGATATAAGCCAATGCACGTGCTTGTACTAATGCTTTTACTATCAATGATTGTTTGAAATTGAGTTGTGCCATAGCAATCTTTATTTGCTTAATCTCATTGGCATTCTTCTCAGTTTCCACAACTTGAACATCATCAACTAAATTACGAATATATTTATTGATTTTGTTTCTTCTGTGTTCTTCATTTTGATAGTTCTTCAAGTCCCAAGGAAAGTTCTTTGTCTTTTCTCCGATAGTACTTAATACTTTGTATTTGTAAGCATCAAGAACCTCATTGATAGAATTGAATTTGTTCTTATTGTCAAAAATTGATATACGAGTTTCAACACCATCATTTGTAAGAGTATTTATGTTCAACTGACTTAAGAACATATTCCCTTTTACTTTGTATTCCATTGGTTTTGTAACTTCATTCTCAGTAAGTGAAGTAGCATTCGGATCAAAAATAGAATGTTGTAATGTTCCCTCCTTAAGTTGAATCCTATTGTTACGTTTCTGAGTATCCATTTCCTTTTGTTCCATACGATAAGTGATATCTGAATCGTTAGCAAGACGATATTCAAAATTAGTTCCTTTTACTTTAATAACACGTATTAATTTTCCACTTCTTGTATATAGAAATTGTCCTTCCGATACCCATGCACGTGAACCTTGATGTAATATCAAATCATTATTATCCCGATTAGCAAGACTAAGATTGTATTCTTCTTCCGGTGTAGTCTGAAATGAGCGTAATTCAGAAGTCATATTCTCTCCGGCCATAGTAGACATACCTAAAGAAGTAATGTTTCCAAATACTTCATAAGCATTGTTATCATTCAGTTTTAAATTTATTCTATGTCCGGTGTTTACTTTCTCACCATCTATAGTTTTTGTCTCAAACTGATAAGCATACTTAGGACTATTTTCATTTACTACTGCTTTTGGACTTAGATATTGTGCAAACTCAGGTTGTAATCCAAGATAGTCATAGATACGCTCACGAATGTCTGAATTGAATGTAACGGACTTTCTGTACTTATTTGGTACAAGACTATCAAGACCAAGAGAAGAGCGCAATTCGGCGTATGTATCGTTATACACTTTGCTTATTGGTCCTTTGTAGAAATCTACACCTATCACTTGAAGTAAACCACCTTGACGATATGACATTCTATTGGCAATAATCTCATAGTTGATAAGCATTTCTTTATATTCTTTTGGAAGAGAATTAAAGTAGTCTTTCAACTGAGCAACGCGCTGTTCTGTCATTTCTTTAGTATTGACATCAAGTAATAATTTCACATCAAACTTACCACCAATAGTAAATAGTTTGATAAGAGGATTAACTGCAAATCTTATCCATTCTTCTGCCGGCAACTCACTTTGTACTGTCTTATTCAAATAATCAATATTATCAGAATGCTCAACAATATCCATCATAAATTGAGGAAAGTTCTTTACAAATGATTGTCTATCAAAAAGACTTGATAAATCCAAGTTCTGTGATGGGTTTTCATAAGTATTACCAACAGCTTGATAGATATACTGACCTTTCATGATAGCACTTTCTCCAATGGTAGCATAGTACTTGTCAAGCATAATATCGTTTATCGCGGTACTTACTGCAGCGACTTCACCACCGAAGTTCAGTGTTGTTCTATTCTGTAATTTCAAGAATGATTTTACAACATCTTTTTCAATAGCTTCATTATCGGCCATAAATGACTGTTTAGTGATAAGTTCTTGACGATACAGTTCTTGCAAGATATAATCAATCTGAGGTAAGTTCTTGATAAGTTTACCCATATTAATTTCATTAGCTACCAATTGTTCTTGGGAGAACATAAAAGCTTTTTTCTTTTCATCTTGTTCTTTATTGTAAGCATCATTGTTTATGGTATAGTAAGCCATATGTTTAGCAACATTCATATCACTTGCCGGATTAGAATTGTATTCTTGCAATGACATACCAATAGTTTGTTGTACGGTATTAATCATTGTTCTGAAATCCTTATCCAATGAAGGAATACCATTACGCATTCCCATGATAGTAGAAAGACGATACAAAGCATCTGCGGTAACACTAAGCTTAGGAACCATTTTCATGTAACGTAAACCTTGTATGTCGGTCCTGGCAATATTTATGTTTGCACGAGAACGCACCATTAGTTTTAATTCATTAGCAACTTCTGTAGAAATGCTATCCAAGTCTTTAATATCAAAATTCGATACATCAGTTTTATCAAAAACAATTTTATTGTTCTTATAAGTAAATAGGTTTTCATCATCAAATCCATTATCTTTTTTCCATTGTTGAAGTAATTGTTCTTTATCTGATCCAGTAAAGTCATAAGGACTATTTTTGAATGCTTCTTTATTGTTTTTATAATATGAAGTAAGTTCTTTCATTAGAAGATCATCAATAGACTGTTGTAATAATACATCAGTTGTTTCAAGTTCTAATGAATACTTTTCTGTATCATGAACATTACTTTTCCATGATAGTCCTTTTGATTCTAACCATTGAGATACATTGGTATTATTGAAATGTTCAATACGAGAAGCTATTTTATCCACTTCTGTTGAGGCCATCTTCCAAAGATTGAAGTCAGCACTCTTAGTCATTATAGAAGTCTTACCAGAGTAAGTATGGAATAGATTACGTATATTCTTGTTATTAAAGAAATCATACACTTCACTATTATTCATACCATTCAATTTCAGTACTGCAAGAATATTGATACCAACCGGACTAATTGCGTAGTTCGCGAATGTATTGTTCTTGGCATTATCCAATGCTCCTTGTCCCCATGTTCCTAGTTCAATAACAAAACCATTCAGACCGGTCTTGATTTTACCTTTAGGTGCATTCTCATTGATAAAGTTTTGTATTCCAGAATGGGTACCAGTTTCTACAAACTTATTTACTGAGCTTGAAATAATAATGGACGATACTGTCAATGAATTAGCAAGAATACCAATAGCATCAGCACCGGCTTTATTTCTTGAATACGATTCATAGATAGAACGAATAGAGTTGTTCTGTAAATTATCTACTAATTTTTCTTTCTGTTTCATCACTTCATTAATCTTATCTAATGAAGAGGTAAGGAATAAAGACTCTTGATTGCCACTATGAAGCGTAATAGTGTTACGTAAGGCATTCATTTTGTTTCTATGACCATCTGCACCTTTTTGAATAATATGGCCTTTAGAATCAAGAGAATTAGAATACATTGTCAATGCATCAATATCATAATCGGAGTCATTACGTAATGTCATACCCGTTGGGATATAAACCACGTTACCACCATTATGAAACATTGCTGTTTTGAACACACCACCCGATCCTAAGAACGTTGCCGGAACACGTGATAAGAATGAAGTATTTGATTCTTCAAAATCTTTCAATAATTGTTGTGCTTCAGTAAGAATTTGTTCGAGTATTTCACCACTACCCATTAATGCAGCAATTACTTTGTCTGGATTAGCCAGGTCAGTAGATTGCAGTTCCATTGAATTGATAGCTTCTAAGATTGATTCATTAGTAGCATTTACTTCTGATTGTAATTCCTCAGTAGTCATTTCTCTAGTACTATCAATCAAGTTAGCAATACGTTTACTGATAAAACGCTTTCCATCATTATCAACAGAAGGATTTATAAGTTCATCAACATACGTTTCTATTTTCAAGTTTTTGATAGCTTTACGTATCATTGGTGAGTCTACAAATGCACTCCATTGATTCAATGACATATCAGCATCCTCAGATAGACCGGCCATTAATTTATCATATAAATTAGAACTGTCCAATGCAATTCTTTCAGTACCCAAATTGATATGTTGAATGTCTATCAATGATTCATTACTTCTATGACCATATACTTTAGCATATACATTTGGCATGGAGATATGACCAACAGTAGTTTTACCATTTACGATATTCATATCTTGTAATCGTTGCATAGTAAATCCTGCAGCAGCGAGTTCTTGATTCATAGCATCACTATTATATTCATCAAATGAATAGTCACGATAATTTGTACCGGGTCTTAATTCATTAATAGCATCATTACGAGAATATATCTTACCATCACGTACAAACTCTTCTAAGTACTCTCCAACAGTTTGTGTAAGACGAATACCTTTTGTTCTTGCTTGAATAGATTGATTGGCCATGTTACGGTATGACTGTAGTACTTTAGAACGCATCATAGGCAATTGCATAGAAACATCCATATCACTGAATAATTCAATGAATGCCATATCTTGTCCAGAAGTACGCAAGCTATTTACTACACGATCACGCATAAAGTCCATCAATTGTTTTATTGCTGGATCAATTTCTGATTTTTGTTGTTCGGTAAGTGTAGAAACATCATACTTAGACCAATCAATATTTTTGAATTGTTTTGCAGCTTCTACTTCTCCATACTTAGATATTGATTCTTCAAGTTCTTTACGTAATGCTGTTTGAAGTCCTTGTTTGTTCTCCATATAAGCACTGTAAAGACTTGATATCTCAGGATTATTACTAACACCTAAACCGGTAGCATCTTGTTGTGATGGTGCTGCCTGCAGTTTTGCATTGATATCAGTATCTTGTGATGGATTCATTACTATCTTAGTCTTGGTATTATCCACAACATCCATGTTTAATGGCTGACTGTAATCAACGTCATTTAAGGCATCGTAAGTATTGACTGAGGTAACTGAACCTTTCTGTGTAGATACTGGCGCCATGAAAGCCACAATGCTATTGTACATGTGTCCGGCACGTTCTATACCATCAGGATTAATAGTTATTCTATCTTGATAGTATTGTTGGTTATCTATCCAGTTCATCATATCTACAATGATGTCATTAAACTCTTTTTGATTGTTTTTATCATCATACAATTCTTTGAACTTATCAGTAAATGAAAGTTTGTTTTCATTAAATGATTCTTCACCAACCCTAGCAACTAACTGACGATCTGTTTCAGCAAGCATACGCATAAACATATTTCGGTAGTAGGTATGTTGCATATCAAAACCAGTAATGACTTTATCCCCACGTTTAATCTGTGAGTAAGTACCATCAGCTCTTCGAAAGTTAGTAAGACCTTTATACATGGAAGCATTACCAATTACTGTTTTAGTACCACCAATAGAGTTTAAGGTCTGCAAGTAATGGAATGGATTAATAGTTATCTGACCATCTTCCGGTTTCATCATATTACCATTATTTGCCAATACTTTTTGACCATCAATTTCTTGATAAGTATTACCACCATCAACCATATTATCCCTATAGAATACAATAGGACTTTCTGTAGTCAATGTAGGTGTATGTAATTGATATCTTACATTATTCTGTACAACTTCTTTCGTTCCTTGGGTAAGTACACTTTGTGCCGGTGTATGAATAGGACCATTACGTTTTACCTTATCAAGATAGTTCTTGAAAGAGAATGGATTCAATGAAAAATCATCAATATGATTATTGGCAAACATAGTAGCCATATAGAAACCAAACATAGGTTGATTAAAACGTATCTCTGATTTTTCAAGTTGTTGATAATACGGATTCTTATCAGTAGTATTTGTTGGGTTTTTATCACCAATAGTATTTTTGGTAAGATTATTCATTGACTGAACCGGTTTAAAACCATAGTTCGCAATCATATCAGTAAACTTAGCAAAGTCATTTTCAAATAACCGCATGATAGCTCTTTCCAATTTAGGAAGACTTTCTACTTTTCCACTCTTTACATCATTAGTAAGACTTCTAATCTTTTCAATTTTTGATTGTTTATTAATCATATTGAATTGATCTATTTTACCGGTTACTGCATTACCTGGTATAATGACATCAATACCATCAACTGTTTCATAAGAAAGTTCATAACTTCCTTTACCGCTTAAATCTTTAGTAAGAGAAGTTGCATCAAACATATTACGTAATTGGTCAAAAGTACCATTTGCTTGAGCTTCTTTGGAAACATCAATCATCTGTTTACGTAATCCTTTGGTAAAATGAGCTTCATTATTTTCTGCCGGTGCATTCAAGAACTTCGTTTTGGTAGATAATGATTTGTTTATCTCCATAAGTGCGTTGTTCAGATTTGAACGTGAAGTATTAATACGTTTTTTGATTTTATCGTATTCACGTAATACTTCTGTTCCGGCAACTGAATAATCAATATTAAAACCATTATCGGTATTGATAAGTGTTGACTCTACTTTGGCAAAGATTATTTTACCAGTATCCGATACTGTTGTAGTAGGAACATAAATAACCGGCCGAGCTTTTGATTTTACCATTTCTTGCATAAACATGTTGATACTCGTGTCAATGAAGTCAGAAGTATCAATTTTTGTTTTTCCAATAGAAGTAAATCCAAGTGAACGGTTTTCTCCGATACTTTCTATAAAGCCAGTAATCTTAGTTGTATCTGTAGGGTCTTGTTTAAAGGCATCAAACTCTTCATTGAGTGTAGTCTTTAAAGCAACTGAATAAGTGGCTGTACCCTTAGCTGTGTAACGATGGGTATCATTTGTTTTTCCACCTAGTTTCTGCTGTATAGAAGCAATCATATTTGATGATACAAACATATCTTCCGGAGTAACATATCTCATAGAAGATACATCATTAGTTATCTCTTCATTTTCTACAATGTCAGGTTGTACTTCAAAAGTAATAAGGTTCTTTGGTGTTGTTCTATTTAGGAAGCCAAGAACTATATCACTTCCGGTAATACTCTGGATGCGTGTCAATGGTGATAAACTTTCTTTTGTATTATATCGAATATGATTTAATAGGTTACGTTGTATGATAACTTTCTTAGCCGGTTTATTAATGTCCTCATTAGCTTTTAAAGTTTCTTCTGTATAGTTTTTAGAATATTGATTATACAATGTAATCATGGCACCTAAATAATCAGCCATAAAATCTGATGGAGTAGCATAATTGGCTTGTATCTCAGAATTGAAATTACTTACATATCCAATCTTATTAATAGTTTTCATATTATCAGTAACCTCTGACCAACTATTAGCAACCATAAGACTCTTGAACATGGCCGGAGTAACACCTTTTAATGCAAACTGTCCTTTGATACGATTAAAGATGTCTACTATATGCGCGTATTCTCCTTTGGTATTAAGCATATCAGTAGAGAAAGGTGACATAGTAGTATTACCAAACTTTTTAGATGTAGCAATAACACCTTCTTTATTTGCAAATTTGAATCTACCATTTTCGTATTTTAAGAAACTAGTTTTATTAGTAACATTATTATACCGGCTTACCTTAATATCAGTATAGTCAATAGACATATTTTCTTTAAAGAATGATATTGAATTTGTGTTCAACTCACCATTCAAAATCTTATATCCTTGAATACGTTTAATCTCTTCGGCGGTACCTCTCCAAAAGTCTTTATAGTAATGAGTAGACTTCATAGTATCATCATAGTAAGTGAACTTAACCTGGTCTTTTACATTGAAAGAAGTATATACACTTACCAATGAATTTAAAAGGTCTTTAGCCTGTTCTATCTTACGTTTTTGATCTTCTTGTTTAGCATCCCATGACCATGTAGCATCAGAGTTCTGCGCTCCTACTTCTTGTTTCCATTCTTGTTCATTTTGATAAGAACGTTCAAGTAGTCCTTTATAACGACCATCATAGTTTTCTTCTGAGATATAATGATTAGAATAGTCAAGTGAGAAATCAGTTCCTTTACCTTTTGCTTCAAACATGTAGTTGTACATGCTATGAATTACTTCGGCTGCCGGATTCAAATATCTGTTTGATTCATCAATTTCAGAATTATCAATGAATCCTTCCATAATAGATTTTAATGCAGATACTTTATCAGTAACACCATCCATTTGACTTACTCGCATACCAAGGTCTATCATCAATGAATGAACTTGTTTCTGATCTAAGAACTTTACTTTTCCGCGGGCATCAAATACAGCACTACCATTTGTATTGATAAGTGGTATAGAACTAAGATATAGTTTTTGTATATCGGAAACATTCTGTTCAGAAGAATAACCATCCCAATCAAAACGTTCACCGGCACCCACTTCTTTTTCAAATGAGTCATTCATCATATCATATGATGGAAGCATAGTCTGCACAATCATTCTAATATTTTTATCAGAATAGATTTTGTATGCATCAATACTATTCCGGCCATTGATATCAGAAAGTTTAATATTCAAAGGTTCTCCATTCTCAACAATATCTTTTACTGCCATTTCATTTTCTTCAAGTTCTCCTTGTTCATTTTGAGTAATAACAGTGGCCATAGTTTCACCATACAATTCTTGATATTCTTTTCCTTCTTCAATAATAGAATTAATACTTTCCGATAATGAATTAATATTACTGTTTTTTGTATTGGAGAAAATAGAGTTTTGAAGTATAGACATTCTTAGTCCGGACTTAGCAATAACTAATGATTCAGTATTGTAAAGTTCTTTCTTTAATGCTTCTTCCATCTGACTGGCAATAAGTAATCGTTTGCTAGAACTTTCATTTGTTGATTGTACTGTTTCTTCAGAAGTAGTATCACTTTCATATTCTTCAAAAGCAATATCTGATTTTTCAGTATTCATTTCTGGAACCCTATTAGCAAACTCGCCATTGTTTATTTGATTGTATAAGTTCTTCAACTGTTTGTTTGAACCATATACACCGCGAAGTCCCATAACGATATCTTTCAAGAAACTCTTGAACTGATTGTATAAACGCAAAGCAATATTTACATTCTTGTCTTTAGTAGTCGCACGTTCTTGTTTTGCATAATCACGAGCAATCCATTCTTCAAGTTCTTTATCACCATTGATAGGTGTTCCTTGTTCATACTTGTTGATTACCTGGGCCGCTTGTAATAGCATTGCTTTAGCATCAGTATTTATGAAGTTACGATAGACAACATGTAATACTTCATGGTCAACTGTAGAACGTGGCATCATACCATTCTCTGCTGCTAATGTCATGATAGTATTATCTTGTACCATACCACTTGCAGTAAGACCATTTAAACGAATCTTTCCTTCTTGTGTAAGGAATAGTTCAGATTCAGTATAAGACTGTCCTAAACGTAAAGCAACACGGTCTATTGACTGTTGTATAGGTTCTACATCAGGAGAAGAGTATTGTGTTTCTTCAAGTCCTATATTTGGAAGTTTTTTCTTTCCCGGTTTATTTACTGGTGGAGTTGGTGAAGTTATTGGTTCTACTTTATCAAGACCTACATAGAATGATTTATTGTTTATGCCCAAAGCTTGTACATTAAGCATATCAATAGTTTCTTTACCACTAACATGAGTAGTATAAGTTTCATTGTTTAATGTCAAGAAATCATATAATCCGGACATAGCAAGATTATCTTTCTTAGAAAGAAAATCACTTAGTTCTTTATACTGTGAATCAAAACCACTATTACGATCTTTATCTGTCTTGAAAGAATCAAGATTGATATCCAAGAATGTTTTACTTTTTTGCTGAATCTTAATAAATGCAAAGATTGCTTTATCAGTTGCCTGAGTAGAGTTCTTTAAAGTAGAAAGGTTCGCGCGCAATAATTTATAAATAGTAGTTTTTGAGAATGCTGTTTGTTTGGCTTTCCACTTTTGTTCATCTGATAAAATAGTAGATGATAATATTTCTTGTGAAATAAAGTCCTCTTCTGCCTTAATACGTCCAATGATAGAATCCATAGAAGCATTTGCGCGCTGTTTAATGGTTTCATTCTTGCTAGTAATAGACTGGCTAAACTTAGGCATTTGTACTACTAAACGAATACTTTCATTACTATTTAATTGAACATTTAAACGTAATCTGCCATCAATATACAATGGAGTTATATCAGTTTGTGCGCCAGGGAAGTCTTTCAACAAATCAGTTACCGTTGTCAAATCACTTTCATTATTTGAATACTCTACTTTACGAATACCCATATCATGAAAATCAACATTTACCTTATCAGTAATACTTGCATGAGTATCATAGATAGACATGTTCATATCACGTTGTTTAATCAATTCAGATTGAACCGGTGCGAAAATAGGATTATTGATAACAGCATTCCATGCATCTACTAGTCGTTGTTTCTCAGTTTTCTGTTTTTCAAGTTCAGTTTCCTTTACATCAAATGAAGTATAAGAAATCTTACCACTTCCATCAATACTAATAACTGATGGTAGAGTCATAGAACCAATAGCATTGGAAAACTTACCACCATTTAATCCCGGAGTAGTAAATATGTCATTGATGATAGAATATACTGGTATATCCATTGCTTTTATAGATGTACCATTAGGATTTACTGAATGCTTTTTAATAATGGCATTTACATAATCCTCAGCAATAGTTCCCATAAAGATATCTTGAATGGCTTGTAACTGTTCTCCTACCAATCCTTTGTTAGTTGGATCAAAAGAAAGAACAATCATATCGTACTTTGCAGTCTTATTATCCTTATCCCATCCGGTAGTATTTTGTTTCTCAGCTTTTAATTGAAACAAATGTTTATACTGTGATAGGTTCGATATAAAGGCGTCATTTATTGCACGACGTAACTTACCATTCTCTTGACTTAAACTATCGCTAGCACCAACTAAAGTAGCACTGGTAGCCCAGAAAATATGTGACTTGTTTTTGTTCTTATCGAATATAGCAGTAGAGTTGTTCAAGAAGCGTTCACGCGATAACTGACTTACTTCATTTGGAACAACTGGTTTCACTTCTTCAATGATTGCAGTAGGTACCGAGAAATCTTCGTTATCTGAAAGTACTGTTGATACTGTTTGATTTTCGTCAGGGTATATACCGGTTATCTCATACTGAGTAGAGCCATCAGAGAATACAGATTCATTGATAGATAATAATTGAAATATGTCTTTTTCATTATTGTCATAATAACTTTCACCAACCTTTAATGCAGTTCCTTTATGTTCATAATCTTCAACAGAATTTTCTTCTACTAATGTAATAGGATTCTCTGTTGATTGACTTGTACGAAGAATACTTTCAAAACCCGTAATATGTTTGATAAGATTATCTTTAATTGAAATATTTGGATCAATAGTATTATTGAATTTTGTTTGACCATTCCAATTAATAGAAAGGACATCACGATTACCAACTTTCTTTATTTCCCAATCAGCATCTACTGTTGCAGTATCTATTAAATCACCATCAGCATTAAAGTAATTAATCTTTAATCCTACCTCTTTACCCGAAGTTTGATTCTGATTATTATTACTAGGGTTTGGAGTGGTCACTGTAGGGTTAGCAATAGGTGCTGTTGCCACTTTCTGTGCTTCCATACTCATACTATTCATATCAGTATTTAAACCCTGTAAACGCAATGTTTCAATAGCTCTGAATTTTTCCTTTTGTTGTAGCTGAATAGCATTCAATGCTTCTTCCGGTAAACCAGTAGATGCAGCAAGAGAACGGTCAACATTCAAAGAAGTATCACCAACCATACCATACCAAGAGCTAGAACGACCAATAGCAGTATAAAGTGCTGAGGCCATTAAACTTGTAGTAATAGGTTTTGCTATCTGACTACTATCAGACTGTCTGAATACAGCATAGATTTCTTTCTGACGTAATCCTTGCAGTAGTTTATTATCATTGACACCGCGACGTAAAGCAAAATAGATTTTATCCTTATTTGCTTCTATTTGTTTTTTAAGTGTATCATTGTCTTTAGTAAACGCATCCAGTGCATCCTGATCTAAGAAAATAGCTGCTCTATCCGGATTGGTAGCAAGACCATCTATGAACGAGTTCCATACATCCATGTGTGATGCAAAGAAACGCGCTCCTAATTTAGTCTTACCACTTATATCTTCTGTCACCTTATCAAACTTTACTATTCTACCAATGGCACCAATAGCCGGGCGACATGCTTCTGCAAGTTGACGAAGTAATGGAGAAGTAGCACTAAATTGTTCAGTAAGCATGTGCGTAGTCATTGTCTGCAACATCATCAAAGGATAATGACCTACAGAACCTGCATCACGCATTTGGAATACATCACCCATGAATACTAATTTGGCTTTTGTATTTACAAAATGTTCTTTGATAGCTTTCATTTCATTTTCAGAAACAAGTGATGCTTCATCAATAACATAAGTATTTCCTTCTGTAGTATTCATACTCTTCATTCCTTTGATAAAATCAGTATATGATATTACTGTTGGATTTTCAGCACCAAAAGATTGTTTATGTACCTTAGAAAGTTCTTCCGTAATACTTACTACTGTTAGTTTACCTACTGATGATTTCTTATCAGTACTATATCCATCAAGTCCGCGAAGTATTCTAAATGCTCTTCCTACAGTGAACTGAGTCTTTCCAGTACCATAATCTCCACCAATAGTCAATGCATTGCTTAGATAGCTTTCTATGAAGTGATGGCCACCCTTCTCAGTAGCTATTGAATGCATAGGTAAAAAGTAATTTGCAAATAACGACAAAGGACTTGTAAGCGTTTTATTGCTTAAAAGTCCAACTATTGAATTGATTGCAGCTTCTTGTTCTCCCGTTTCTAATGGTGTATTTGACTCATTAGTAAATATCATTTTTCGTATCTTGAACATATCGTTCATACTGTATTTACTACCTATCCAGATAAGCGTATTCAAGTGTTCACGTAGTCGGGTAATATCATTTGCATTTGAACTTGAAAAATTGTATTTACGCTTAGTAACACCACCAATACTTTGCATAGTGAATAATGGATTACGTGCATGTAGTTCACGAGTAGAATTAGTCAATGAACCATTCTCTCCAATGTGTGAAGCTGAATCATCGGCATGTAATAAAGTTCCTTCTGAATTAAGTACTTTCCCATCTTCTCCAATAGAATCATTAGTAACATAAAACTCACGGAATATCTCAAACAATAAGTCTTGATTATCTTTAGAAAATAATTCAGAATTTTCTTTATTGTATTCTACATTCATTTCAGAAAGGATATTGTTTACTATATTCTCTCTTTTTGATAACTGAGTAAGTTGTGATTCGGTAAGTTGTCCTTTAGTATCAAGAATAGATGGATCAAGTTCTCCAATAGCATTTAGTTCTTCAATCAAGTTCTGACTGATTATTTGTGTACCATCAGAACGTCTTAATCCTAGAGTAGTAAATAACTGAACACTCTTGAATGTATTCTCATGAATAATAACACGACTATGCAAACGTAACATTTGATTAGCTAAGTCAGCACCATCAATCTTACTTGCTAGTTCATCGGCCATACGTAATGCATCGCGTAATTGAAGTTCGTACTCATTATCACCATTAGCATTCTTACTTGCTAATTCAGAGACAAATTCTTTTTCTTGTAATGACTGATGATCATTTACTTTCTTTTCATTAGCGATACGTTCAGACGTCTTAAATGTATAAAGGAAGTGTTCATTCTCTTTTATCCGAGTAATCTCTTGACGAATAATCTCAGAACCATTAGTACCATAGAATTTACCATCCGGATATTCTTTTTTATAAGTTTCTCCCTGGTCAGTAAGAACTGAATCAATCCATGTTTCAGCTTCTTTCATTGTATCTTGTAATTCAGTGAAGTAATTACTCAAAAATGTTTTACCATTAGGAGTATTCTGTTCACGCATTAGTTCAATACGTTTATTAAATTCTTCGGGAGTTTCATTAGCATGTTCTAATGTTTGTCCATCAATACGCATAAATGGTAATTTACCTTTACCACTAAATGAAGAGTATTGATTGTTTACGTTTTCAAGTCCTAATGCACGTGCAACAGCATTCAATTGATTATCATGAGAGAACTGTTCATCATCAAAACTTTCAATAGTACGTTCAGCTTTGCCTACTTCTTCTGCAGCAAGTTGTGATTCTTGTTGGTAATGATTTAATTCATTCTGAATAGAAGTAAGTTTATCAGTCTGTTCTTGACGTTGTTCATTAGTAGCTTCTACAGGTAATGAATTGATAACTTCTAGTTGAGAATCATATTCAGATTGCTTAGTAGTAATAAATGGTTCCAGTTCTGCAACACGTTTAGTATATGTATCAACCTTTTCATTTGCCGGAGTAAGAATCTTACCTTCTGCTTGCTGAGCAATATTAGAAGTAAGTCCTTTTGATGAATCATATAACTGACCCCATTTATTTTTTATCTCATCAAGTTTAGTATTATCCATTACACTACCAAATACCTTACCGGTTTGGTCATTAAATACAGATAACTCTTTTGCTAAACGATTAGATAATCCAGCAATATCAGTAATAAGTGATTTATGTTCTGCCTCATCATACGATTTGGTAAGAGTATTACCTATTCGTTGTTGTAAGGTATCTAAATCAGACGATAATGTTGAGTAAGTAGTTTGGTTGTCTATATCACTAATAATGCCACTAGCAGTACTCTGTTGCGCTTGTGCAGCTTCATCTACACGTTGACGTAAGTTCTCAATGTTTTCATATGTAAAGTTCTTCTTAATGACATTCTCCCATGAAGCAGTATATTGACGTTGAAAGTTAGGATCGTTCTTCATCTCACGAGTAAACTCTTTTGAATTAGTAAGACCTTGCATTTCCATTTCAACTTGTTTCATAACGGTAATGTTACGTTTCATCAAGTCATTGGCCGCTTTAGAGTTTTGTGTTCCCTCTTCACGTTTAGTATAATACTCGTATTCAGCAAGAGCTTTATTATACTTATCTACTAATGGTTGTTTAGCTTCTTCATTTTCTTTTTGAAGTTGAGCAATCTGTTCATCAGTAGCAGTAGCACCCGCTTCTTTTGGTTGGAATGATTCAATAGCAGCTTTACTATCGCGCATATCTATGAAAGCTTGTCCGGATTTATTCAATGATATTTGACTATCAAAGCCTGCCTGAGAAAGAATGTTTCTGTCAACATCATTCAATCCCATACTTTCATTCAACTCTTTATATGAATCCACTAATTGCACAAATTCGACATACCTCATTTCAGCGAAGTTGTCGATTAGTTGGCCCTCTTGATATCCCAATTTTTGTAAGGATGGACTTTTAGGTACTACAAATAAATTAGGATCAAATTGTTCTCCAATAGTAGCATCTTTAATAAGGATATCTTTCACTCCCCACATACCACCATCAGGTTTCTGAATATGATCAGTGGCTATGTTGATAAGTTCATCACCTTGCCCTTTTAGTACTTTCCATTTCAAAAGTTCTTTTTGTTGAACTTCTGTTTTACTATCGGGAATGCCTTTAATCTTTTTGATTACGTGAGGAACGGCACCAGTGATAGCAGTCATTAAAGTAGTAGCGAAAATAGTACCTAAAGAAGTATCTGAAAATCCTTCAAATACACCAGTAGTACCTATCTGTCCATTACCAACTTCGGAATATGCTGGAGCAGTTTTATCAACTTGCATTTGAACAGTATTATATAATGCTTGTTCAAAATTTTCTTGAAAGACTTCACTAACATTTGCTTTAGCTACATTAGCAAGATAGCTTTCATTGTCAACAATACCTTTAATAAATTTGCTATTATATATTTTAGAGAAACTATCGTAAACAGCTTCTTTAATAGTCTTGTCAGTAAGTGTACCGGCAGCTTCTTTAGCAGCTAATTTTTGAGCCATTGGAGCATAGATT